CAAGAGTCTGTAGATGATAAATGGGTATGTCTACTGGCGAAGGAGTCAGGGCATCAAACAGCACCATGTCAGCATAAGGAGTCTGGCAAGACACCTCGGCTCCGGCCCCTGAAACCAGAGTGTCAATGAAAGCATGGAGGGCAATCTGACCATTGCGATCCGCGGCACTGCTATAACTTGCCTCATTCATACCATAGAACTTTGACTTCTTGCCGGGGAAATACGTCTGCATCAATGTGTGCATAGCGGTTATGGTAGCTTGCTTGTTGGCCGTCAGAGGGTCCGCCACCGTTATCAAGCAGCAACATTCAGTAAACCCCAGTGCCGCCGCCCGGCTGAGAACAGTTTCTGTATAGGTATAATCATTCCAGAGTTTGGTGACACCAGATACTCCGGTGCCATCAAACACCAGATAGCCGCCATAAAGGTGAAGCCGATTCAATCCATGATCCAGCATATCCTGCAAAAACCAGTCAACATAAGTCGCCCACCCCGCAGCATCAAGAAATCCCAGGCCATACCAGTAATCGGGATGGTTGGAATAATTAAGCATCCAGTGAACATCAGCCGGACTCTGCAAGGCGAACGGCAAAATCTCCAAACTCAGAGTAAGTATCTGGTTTGCTATCTCATCAGCTTTAACCGTGATAGTACAGGTATAGGTCCCTGGTACTGCATCGGCCGGAATCTTGGTTATCAGAACAAACTGCTTGGCGGTATTTGCCAGGAAGTCGGTATCAACTCTGGTGGCTATGGGACACGTCGGCAATAGGTAGGTGGCCCCTACCGCCGCAGCGTTGGACTGGAAAAGTGCGTTTGGAGGTTCAACCGTCTCCAGGGCTATCCGATCATCGTGCATAAGTAATTCTGGTATAAAGGTTGGCAAACCTGTAGTATCACCGGCGCTTTTTTGATACCAGTTGCGTACTACTCGCAGGTCTAACTCAGTCGTGGGTATGACCGTCCCGCCGAAGGCGGTCTTGGTCACGAAGGCATTAGTCAAAGCTATTTTGGTGTGGATGTTGAAGAACAAGGGAACTATTTCCCCCTTGGCTCCTTGATAACTGATGGTGGTTTTGATCTCACCTGCGGTTGGAACCGTGCCGGGATAGACTCTCTCGTACGCCTTTTTTTCAAAAAATACTACGTCATCACCAACTGCCCGAGCCGCACAATCTAGCGATACGCCCCGGTGTTCCATGAAGGAGCAGATTCCGTCATCTACATATAGGTCCTCCACGTTGGCCCGAAAATCTACCGTCCCCCACTGATCAAAATGCCAGAAGGTTTTGCCCCCGGAGGTATAACTACTGGAACCCCAGGTAGTTCCCAAAACGTCAAAGGTATCCAGATCAATAACAGTCACGGGATAGGATGCCCCGGTGGTGGAGGCCAAACCCGCAACCCCGCCAACTTGCTTGATCCACACCCACTGCCCGGTAGTGTAGCCATGCCCGGTAACAGTCAGCCGGGCAAGTCCGGGAGTGTCCGGGCTGTTAATCGCACCAGTTACACTCTGTTCTGGGCCAGCCGCAACTGGATAGGGAACTTCGCCTAACAAAGAAGTGCCGTCAATCAGCAGACTGTCGAAGATACACTCGGCGTTCTGGGTTGCGGTGTTTGACAGGCTTTGTCCTAAATAGATTACTCCACTGGATATAGATTTTGATAATGCCCCCAGCACAGGGCTGCGAGCAGAATAGTAATCGTCCACCTGGAACAGATAATAATTTAGCCCGGCTCCAAGTGTGAAGTCGTAGTAAATCCTAATTCGGTGCCACTCGCCAGACTTCCAGGCTGCTACCGGACAAGTACAGTATAACGGTGTTGATTCTACTCCGGTAACATTGGTCTTGAACCCCATCAAGTACGCTTTCTGCGTAAACGGCGGATCGCCATAGGTCAGGGTCGAGTAGAGATATAACTTCATGTAATAGGTTGAACTAAAGTAAAGGTGAATAAAATGCTTCTCGTTTTTACCCACCCCCAAATCAGTACCGTCCCACTGAGGGGAAACCCAAAACTCTACCGTCCCGGAATTAGGGTCGATGAGCGCACCCATAGGAATGTTCAAGGTGCTACTGGCCGGAACTAAAACTCCGTTACCGGTTTTGCCCCCAGGCACAATCGCCGTACTGCCAGACGATGACCAGGGGTTGGTAACGAGATCGGTAAAGGCTTCTGTAAGTAGATTAGCCATTATAAAATCCCATGAGTAGGCACAAAAGTGCCTGTAACAGTCCCGACTTGAACGGGCTTCTTGATATTAGCCGCAGAGGGTTCTGGGGCCAATTTTACTGTTCCACCCGCAATTACAGGATACTGGCAATAATGAGTAGGGCCAAAAGTTGTTCTTGGAGACATTCCGCCATAAGCCGAAGCCTTACCGTCTGCATTAATTAACTCACAGGCAATTAATGATACTGCTCCAGCAGTGGTTGACGCATTATATACAGCATAACTAGCAGCAACCGCATTTCCACCTTCCAATGTGGTTCCAGTTAATGATACGGTGCCACCAGTTGTATTATAAATGCCATAAGAAGTAGCTCCGGTGCCGCCTGTCATAGTGCTTCCGGCAGTTAGTGTGATGGAACTTGTACTCGATCCTGTAATTCCATTAGAAGCTGTAAAAGTCCCTCCAGATATCAATGCTGTTCCGGTAACAGATAGTCCAGCCACTGCATTTATAGCAGGAATACTTGTCGTAGTGCTGCCAGTTACTGTAGTATTGTCTAAGACAAGGGACACTGTACCCACCATCCAAATACCAGCAGCGACTTTAGCTGCAACAGTACAGCCACTACCTAAAGTTACAGTGCCTGCGCCATTAGCCCTAATTCCATTGGCTGTCGTTCCTCCACCAGTTCCACCATAAATATGGTGACCAGCCGCAACAGTTATAGGAGAACTGGCAGACGTAAATACACCGTGGGCTGTTGTCGCAGTTCCACCATCTATGTCTCCATCAACAGTAATTAATCCAGTTGATGCTCCTTGTATCCCTGCCATAGCTGCGGTTGAGCCACCAGTTATGTTGCCATTAAATACTAGAGCGCAGGTTGAACCTTGATAAATTCCAACTGATCCACCACCCGCTAAGGTGCCATTCACAGTCAAAGTCAAAGCAGGTTTTGCACCAGTTACACTAATAAAGCCAGTGGCCCCCTTGCTTCCCGGTGTAATTGTACCCAGATTCATAGTTACATTGGCATCAATCGTAGCCATCGGGACAGTTATCTGGTCGTTACCAGTTATTGATGTGAAGGCACCCGCAGCCGGAACTGTAGCAATATTCAATGTCATTGGATGCGAAATAGTTACAATATCTCCAGCAGCAGGAACCCGATTAGCAGCAAGGTCGTCAATCCAGTTTGCCGCCGTATTCCATGCCGTGCCAGCACCATTCGTAGTACAAGTTGCCATACCTCACCCCCTTAGAAATTATCCAGATAACCGATGAAGTCCCATTTGGTTGCTGCTGAATTGTAAACGAAATTCAAGTACAGCGTCTTGCTGATTGTCGTGGTTGCGGGTAAGGCCAAGTCTGTTGAGGCCCGATAAATTGCAACGTAGGTTAATGCCCTGGCCGTCCCGTTATCCAGAATCCGTACCATTAATCTCTGTCCATTCGTAGGAGTGCCTATCGGAGTCTGCAACTCAGCCGCCGCAGCGAGAGCCGTAATAGTGAAAAACTCAACCTGTGTCCCGGTAGCCGTACCATCAGACGAGGGGTAAGGCGTGGCGCTGGTGGCGATAGTGCCTGATAGGGGGAGCATCAAACCACTACCGACCTCTAACAGCAACTGACTGGGGTTGAACAGGATGATGTTGTCGACGTCAGTCACTTCCCCGATGATCTGGACCTGATCACCTATGGTGCTGGGTGCGGTTCCTGTTACCAGTCCTGCCGTGGTGCGGTCCACATAGACCGGAGCGCCGTTGGTCGCCAGCACCCAGGCATCATGGCGCATATAGCCGTAGATCATCAGGGTGATCGAGGCGTTCTCCGCTCCGCCCACCACCACCAACCGGGGGCACTCAGTCATGGTAGCCGAGGACGAAGATAGGCACTTCTCCCACTTGCTGTCTGCCGCCGCCAGGTAAACCACATCACCAGCAGCTGCAGCGTATCCCGCTATCCCGGTATGCGTGAAGCCGATGTAGCCGTTGTCTGCCAGGGTTGCGTAGGCGGTCATAGAGATGATCGGATCACCGGTTATGGTTGACCATGTGCTGCCGCCAGACGCAGCTCCCGCAATCCACCGCCCCAAAGCAGCAGACCAAGATAAGGTATCAGCGTTTTGTTTAACTGAACCATCAGATCGAGTAGTCTCACGGGGAATGCTTGGACGAGTAATTAAGCCCATTGTTTATTCCTCCAACTAAGGTGTAGTAGCTCCGTGGTTGTATATGGTAGACCAATTTGATCCGTCCCACAGGAACTCGACAGTAGCGCCAAGGAGATCGAAGTTAAATCTCTCTGGATTGCTTGTAACATGGTTTGCTACGTCCAAAGTACAAGGTACATTAGCAGCATTAGTCAAACGTACAGTTTGTCGCTGTCCTGGATACGTACCATTTGGTAGATCCATGTCGATAACACCAAGAGTAGAATCAATATTCACAACCCTTGGAAGTATGCCAGTAACCGGCAGTGTTATTGTTCCTGGAGTTGTGCTTGCCGTAGTGACTAGGTAATTCGCTACTCCAAACTCGAACCCATCCACCAGCAAATTAGCAGTCCCACCATTTTTACTCGTATGGAAAACATCCATGTAGTGGTTAGCTGTAGTAAAATCCACCATCTCATGAATGAATTCGTACCAAGTCCAAGTGGTAGAATTAACACAATGATAGATAGGACGAAAATCAGCATTAACCGGATTCACACAAACTGTGTTTGTGCTAGCTCCAGCATCTACTCTCGCCCTAATTCTAACTACAAAATTAGTAGCAGAAGTACCAAGAAATTGACGAAGATCAAACGAGGCACAAATTTTTGGGATCACAGCATCAACAGCAGTCGATTTCAAAGCAGTTTGTGCATCATTGACCACATTAGCATCAGCTTCAAAAGGAATAGCATAAGTGCCTCTGCTCATTTTATGGACAGAATAAAAACCAGGGAGCTCTCGGCTTGGTAGATATCCAGGAAATAAACTCGTGCTATACCCTCGCCAAGCTCTGTTAATTAACTGTTGGTATGTACTTACATTAACATTTAGTGCATCAATAAAAGCAGCAGCATTGCTGGCAAGGGTATTATCTTGTTCTATAGTAGTAGGAGCATTAGCCGCAAGATATAAACCGTTAATAGCTCCAGCAGTTGCGCCACCATAATATCTATTTCCTCTTATGATATTTCCCGAATTACCAGCAGAACCAGCCAGCCCATCATCATTTACACCTCCAATCCAGATCATATTGGTATATCTACCGTAAGAAGTACCAAAATTGCCAAAGGTGTTATCACTAATATGTGCTCTCGATAGAGAACCAAGATGCAATATATTAGTATCTACGGTATTCAAGATGGTTAAATCATCGAGCTCTAGCTTATTCCCCTCAAACCAGAAACCATCCATATTAGCCAGAGAGGAAAGTTGCAACCACCTTCCTTTATTAGAACTCCATACGTTATTCCTCATGGAAACATTACTCGAACCGTAGGCATAATCTAATGGAGATGGCCCATCGAAATATACCGCCCTGCCAGTATCGAGAGCTCCACAGTCAAGTATAAAATTATCGTGGAACTGTAATTCCCACGCAGTCCTAAATCTTACGCCAGTACCAGCTACGTCAGTAAATAGACAGTTAGTAATCTTAGCTAGGTGACTATATTCCAATACAAAAGCAGCATCGGATATAGTCTTATTGTCACCACTGATTGTAATACCCCGCAACTGAGAATGCACAAAGGTTTCAGCTGGATTAACCATAGTACCCTGCATCTTCAATACATAGGCTTGATTTCCGGCTGCCTTCAGAACTGATCCCGTTACTGTTCCATAAGACATAGGACAGTCAGATATCATAGATAAAGTCTTCGATACCAGCAATCCGGTAGTTTTATACACCCCTTTAGCAAGTAATATAACCCCACCTTCTGCACACGCAGCAACAGAAGCGGTGAGTGCAGTTGAATCATCAGTTGTTCCATTCCCTATTGCTCCAAACCACTCTGGAAAGACAGTCTTAAGGCCAGCTACTGCTCCTGTTCCAGTCAGCACAAAGATTTTATACCGACCTGCATCGAGCTGGCCGTTAATAGTAAGAGTCTTAGTTGTGGCAACAGTAATAAAAGCACCACTACTAGGCCTCAAAGCGATGTTAGAATTCACAGTTAAATCTGCAGATACAGTATGTGTGCCAGCTGGCACATAGAGCGTAGTAGCCACACCAGATGCATTCAGTGTAGCCACGGCAGCCGCAAAGGTACTGTATCCAGATACATTAGTATCACCAACCCACACTTCTCTAGCCAACCGAGTATCCACACGATCCTGGCTGGTGTTGAAGTTGGTATAATCGGTGGTGCCCTGTGTAGTTAGCTGAGGTTTGTACGAGAATTTATTAGTAGACCAAGCACCAGCAGCCCAAGCAACTCCACTCAGAGCCAGAACAAACATTACAGTTTTAAGCAGATTCTTGTACATGGTTTAAATTTCTCCGCTATAAATAATCATGTTAAAATTTAACATGGTTCCTGCCATCATATTGTTGCGCCACCCTGCAGCTGAACCTTACCAACCGCATCTTCCAAGAATAATGATACTTCCTTTGTATCAAAGGGCCTACAACTGGCTAATGTAATACGCAGAAAACCAAAATCCGGCCATGTCGAGATAACTAGAAATGATTCTACTAGTCGTTGATATACCTGTATGCCATGTCCACCTTTACCTTCGGTAGTAGGATAGCAAGCGCAATCAGGTTCTCCATCACAGGTCATACCAACCAGCTTAACTAACTGTCTGGCCAACTGGATAATCTCATTGACAGACAGTTGCTTAAGGGAGGCTACCCGCCAGCACCATTGAGTCTCGACTAGGCCAAGCTGCGTCATTCCATAGATCCTCCCAGCTTATTGATTGAAAATTGACTTTCCTGTATTAGGCTTTGGCACAGCGGGCTGCACTATCTTCCCTTTGCTTTGCTCCAGTACCTGATCTACTATTCTATTCGTGTGTTTTGCTGCAGCAATCATAGCCAGATAAATCCTATCTACAGTCTCACGCTTTTGATCCGGCGACATATCCTTACTGCGTTCTATCAGATGCGCAAACTTAGACATTTCGTTAAACGCATCAGTCATGCTTCCAAGATTCATAGCAGTGTCAGGTCCCAGCTCATTAATCAAAGGCAATAGTTTATGCTGTTTTCCCTCCATAGCCATATCCATTACCTGAGATGTTAGGAACCTCATCTTCGCTGCCGACTTAACTGTCCTCTCCCGAAATCGCTGCAACGGTTCAGCATCTAGTGACGGGTACCGAGCAAAGAAAGCCCGTACAACTGGCGTGTCGGACAACCGCGCAGTTGGCGGAGGCACAACTGTCAGGACGCCAGATTTACGAAGACTATAATCCGTGGCATCAGTAAACATACGGCCAGTTCCGCCGGTCCAGGACACTAACAAATGGTTCAACGCAATAGGGGAAGCCATCCATGATTCACCTACAATCGGAATATTGCTAACCATATTACCAACAGCCTTTATAGTTTCAGGTGTATCACCACTAAATTGAAACTTTGCTGGCAAGTCCTTCTTCCACCCCGGCATTAATGGAGTACCGGTAAACAATTTCTTATTAGCCCATATCTCAATAATTGGAGTTATGGCAGTAGGCAGTGGAAAATCTGGAACTTCCTTCCCAATTGCTTCCAGCAAACCATCGTAGGCATGAGGATCTTTCTCCAGTATGCTACGCATTATACGCTGCGGAATTGCACCATACAGCAGACCGTATGTCCAGGGCTTGGGCAGCGATACAACTCCATAACTAGAAGGAATGTTAAAAAACAAATCCTTTCTCCAAGCCGGTAAGTCCTGATAACGAGGATCATCCCCAAAGACAGCTTCCAATAGCATAGAAGGAATCGTAACAGCTGCAATTGCTTTAGCCATAGTTGACAGTGGACGCTCCTTGTGAGTACGGATGAACTTGTCAACACCCTGCACACCAGGATTCCAGAAAGCTGTTACCATATTTATAAACTTAGCCGTAGCTGCTCCGCCCTTTCGAGAAAAGTTGACAGTGAAATCTTTCGATTGGTAGCCAGCTTCTTGAACTGCCTCTGGATGGCCTTCTTCAATAGGAGTGCTTTTTATAAACTTACCTAATCCTGCACCCTCAGCCAGTAATTTCAGTCCTTCTACTGGGTGCTTAGCTAAAAACTTTGCCTGCGTTAATTCATTTGATTCAAGCCCTTTTAAATCATCCTGCAGTGTCATGCCCTTCTTAAATTCTCCGATCCGAGTACCGCGCTCCGAATATTCAGACAATAGTTTTGCTGCCTCAATAGGATGGTACACAAGAAAGCCCGGCATACTCAACTTACCAGATAGTACGTCACGTAATTTATTCTGCAGCAGCCGGCGATCCATTGATACTAGTTCGCCGTGCGGCGCGCCACTGATCATATACTTCCAGTACTGTTCTCCACCACGAGCCATTTCTGCAATGCCACGATATAGATCAACAAAAGGCACATATCCATACTTACTGTGGATAAAGGCAGTACCCTGATCTTTTAATGGATTCTTTCCCCAGAATTCAGGATACAAAGTAGTAGCGCCAAGGCGTAGTGCTTGTGCTGGCACAGATAACAGCCTAGTGAGTACATCAGCCGAAGTCTCGTTCATTCCCTTCACAACATCAGCAATTTCCTTCGGCACTCTATAGAACTTACGTACTCCATTTTCCCATACAGAGATAGTACTAGGACTTGGCTGGAAAGCACTGGGTCTAAATATTACCATATCACTTTCAGTCAGTCCACTCTTTTCCAGATTCTCCCTTACAGCTTTATTTCTAATAACCTCCCGCAGCTGAATATCAATAGGAATAGCAGCAGCGTTTATCTCATAAATAGTATCTCCAAATGCGCCACTTTTCTTTGACCACCTAATCAAACTAGCTGCCACATTATTCCGTTCAGCTGCGTTTACTAAGGCATACGTTAATCTGACCGTAGATTCCAGTGGATCAATAATCTCACGCTCTGAACCGACAAACCGTTTGATAACCTGAGAAGCTTGGAAGCCTTTACCACCAGCAGTCTTTGGTTCCAGATCCATTACCCTTAATAATGGAGCATAGTCATTACTATCCTTTTTAATCTGAATATAGTGCTCAGGGCTTATTAATCCAGAATCTACGGCAAATTGTAGAATAGAATCAGTATACAGATCATATTGTGCAACACTCTCACCGAACTTATCGCCCAACTCCTCTACAGTTTTCAGTGCTGCCTCGAGATCTACACCAGTTTCCAGTCCACGCCTTGCTCTTTCTACAGATCTCCTCGCTACTAAGAAAGTACGGAACTGTTCAATATTACCGGCAGCTTCAATAGGTTTATATATATCCGCCAGTCCTTTAACATTATGTTTAAACTGAAATGTGTTACGATCCCAAGGATGATACTTAATAAATGCCTCCGCCTTCCCTGGCCATCCAGGAAACAGTATACCTTGTTTATACGGATCGTCAGTAATCCTTGGAGACTCTTTACTGTACTGTTCCATATATTTCTTAAATGGATGCACCTCGTCCACAATCGCAGTGTACACATCAGTCGGTGTAGTCCACGTCTTCTTCTCATGATCGCCCACAGATATCCGAGATGCAACTTCCAACTGTGCCGGAGTCATCCCCTTCAGCACTTTCGGAGCATTGCCAGTTCTGAGCAACGACTTAAACCACTCCGACGTATCCGGGCCACCGCTGAACATATACTGTCCCTTTGTCAGGACAGTTTCTTTCATGCTGGGGGTTATGTCGAGGGTGTAGACCTCGCCCACTCCGCCATCTTGTTTGCGCAGAAATTCTAGGGCTCTGTTTGTTGCTTCCGCTTTAGTTCTTCCAAGCCCTATAAGCATTCCTCGGCCAGCATTCTCCCAAACTCCCCACCCTTTATCAAGCCCAGAAGGAAACTGGTCTGCGATATCTCCATGAAGATCTGCTTCAGGACGCACATCTTTAGTAACAAAACTTTCTACAAGAACATTATCTGGTAATTCAGTAATCTCTGTGCCAATATTAGTCTTCTTTGTACGCGCCCCCCACTGCTTCCCATACTTATCCATAAAGACCGGCATACCAAACACTTTCTCACCAGTCGTGGGGTTGATACTGTCGTACTGTTTGTTGGCCCACTCGCCACCGAGCTTGAGGTCGACGCCGACCAGTCGCACCACTCCAGGTTTAACTGCATCTGATGTATTAAAGTAGTATTCTAAAGCTCGTTCTTTAGTCTGCGATCTTGTCCAGTTAAGCAAAGAACCATCCTCTCGTACATACCACTCATTCTCATACTGTACGAGCTCAGAATCCTTTGGAAGCTTAAGTTCTTTTACTTCAGCCTTAACCAACTTCTCCGCCATATCCTCCGCAATACCAGCATCCTTTATCGCCTTAGCATCTTTGAATACTCCAACGTCAACCTTGTCTCCAGTATCCAGCCGCTTCGCCGTTACTTTATAGCCCTCCGGAGTCTTCTCCGAGCTAACATTATCATACACCTTCGACAAATTATACCTTTCCTTCACCATATCCCCACTCACCCACGCTAGCCCATCATAGCCCTCCTCCGACGCCTGACGAAGCATCTTCTTCATGGCTACTTTCATCCAGTTTCCTTGGAAGGGAAAGGGGGGGACGCCCGGAGTTTTTTCTTCGTGAACAAAATAACCCTTATCGTTTCCTCCATACCTTTTTAATTCTGCATTAGCTGCGTCTTTAGTTTCGTACACTATAATCCAGCGTCCGTCCGGGGCAATAACAAAGTACTCAGATTTACCATCACTGTACCCCTTCGTCCGCCCCTCATGTGCCCAATCCGACTGCAACTCTGCAATTGTCAGATACTTCTTCCCGTTAATCACCTGGTCGAAGGTGAATGCGTGGAAGATACGGTTGACGTCAGCGGTAGGGTCGCCAGTTGAATGAGCCTTATCGAACGTAACTTCTTCAGATGGCCACACTCCATAGAACTCCCGATAGTTAGTTGCACCGGAAGGGAGGTTCATGTAGGACTGGAACTTGGTCGCAGAAGGTGCCTCGTAGCCAGACAAGGAATCAGCCATTAACTCAGCATCTAAGTCAGCTCGTTCTGTTACTGTTAAATCACTATAGTCTCTTCCATACGTATTTTGGGCAGCTATATTCTTATCAGCTTGTTCAGTCTTGTCACCGCCCTTCTCCACCACCCTCAGCTCCACCTTATTCTGCTCCAGAAAATCCACCACCTCCTGCCTCGTAACTTTCCCCTTTCGTTCCTGCAACCACGGCACCACGCCAGTCCACTTCACCCCATCTCCCTCAGGCATCACACCTTTACTGATCCAGTTCTGGATCGTGTTGGCTAGTCCCTGGCCAGTGCCAACATTGGGCAGCTTCTTCCCGATGAACCGTTGAGCACGACTGTACCATACAGGAGCCAGCTTCCGCATCAGCTCGGAGGTGTCTGGCCCACCGGAGTACATCGGAATAACGCCTTCGTCTTCGATACCAGTTTGCCGTTTTCCTTCCTTGGCAGCCAACTGAGCCTGTTCTGCTGCTGCCGCATCTGCCGCGGTAGAAACTGGAGTCCCAGCATAGTTCTTTCTCAACTCCTCCCTATAATTCCTCAGTGCTTCATCCGCTGCATCAACTCCTCGCTCCACTTTAATCTGCTCATACCAATCATATGTACGCTTAAAGTTTTCCTTAAACGCCTGCTGTTCCGCAATAGCTTGCCCTTCCACTTTCGCCGCTTCATTTGCCCGATCAGAAAGTGGAGTTAATCCAGGAACTGGCTCAGCCGGCCCAGGCACATTCGGCTCAGCACCACTGGCCATCGTCCTCGGAGTTTGCAGACCAGGAGCCCCTGGAGAAAAACCATACTGTTCCCACGCCACCGACTCTGGTGCAGTCCTCTGCCCAATCAACGCAGCCTTTATCTTGTCCTGCAGAATCATATCTTGTGTAGAACTTAACGGATCGCCTTTTCGCAGCGCATTAACAACTTCAGGTGGCAGGTCAGCAGGAGTCACTAGGGCAGCTTCCTCGCCAGCCACATATTCCTGCTTCAGCTTCTCTGTGCCAGCCTGCACTTCTTCAGGTGTAGGCTCGGGTACACGCTGTTCTGGAGTTGCTCTGTCAGCCGCGTACTGTTTTCTGAATCCTTCCAGCTTATCCTGTAATGCCTGAACTTCAGCATCGGTTATATTATTTTCCTTTATAAAATCCTTAACTTCAACTGTAGCCCTCTCTGGCTTAGTCTTCATAATATTATGAAGAATAGCCATCGTCGCAAAGGCTTCAGCCAACTTTTCCGGATCACGTTCCCCACCCGCTGCTGCAGAACCAGCGCCAGCCAGCCCCACCCCGACCGTTCCAGTTACCTTACCAGATGGTAACCCGCCGATAGTAAACAACGCAGCTGTAATAGGTGAGTGCCAAAGAGCTTTATCGATTCCATCCTTATCAGCTTCTTGATATCCAGTCAATACATCAACAGGCATAAAAGTAGCAAGATTAAACAGTAACTTTTCGTAGAAGGTAGACGCTGGAGTTAGCACCATGCCCATACCTTGAGCAACTTTTCCAGCAGCAGCATACGGAATCAGCGTACCTAATACTCTGCCAGGAGCTCTCACTAATCCTTCACCAGAATAGTGCTTTTCTCCCTCAGGACGTAATACCTGTTCAACTATGCCACGAGGCTCTTCGCCCTCCGCTTCAGTTCCATATCTACCTGGACCAACTCTTCTGTCTCGACCAAGATCACGTAGAACATCTCTGTCAGCAGTTTCAAGAGGCTCAAATACTTTCCTGGCAGCCTTTGCAATACCCTGTACGGGAGTAATAACGCTACTAGCAAAATCTCTAATATTTTTACTGAAAGCTTCACGCAAAGGCATCTGATGAGCAGCGCTAATTTCTTCCAACTTAGCATGAGCTGCATTTATAGAAGCCTCGTCAGCGTCCGGATTCTTCTTCAGGAAATCAACCTTCGCTTTCTCTAAGTCTTTATCAACTCCAGGAGACAATACATCTTTAATATAGTTATACGCATCACCCAACCAACTACTCGCAGCAGGCTTAGATATATCAGCACCTTGCGGAGATGGCGGAGCAAATGCACTCAAGTCTACTCCATCTTGTTTACTCTGCGTACTAGGCGGAGCAAATGCACTTAAATCTACATTGTCAGTTGCATAAGCTATCTTAGAAGCTCTTGCCTCGTAATCAGGATTAATCAAATTAGTGGCAGTAACTCTACCTGGAAGTTGTGCAATAAACTGTTCATCTACTCTATCATATTTCCAACCCTTACCAGGAGTAAACGACTTGAACACTTTCTCGCCAGCATCGTCAACATCCACTATGCCAATATGAGTAGCACCAGCCGTATAATTCCTATCCCCAGGTCGCCTTGTCATATGGATAACTGTGCCAGGAGTCAAGATATCTGGAGACAAACTATTTCTGCCATAGACTGGCGAACCTATCGCCTTTCCGGCACTCGCCAACTCGCCGGGACCAATACCTCCCTTTGGTAACGACACGCCAGTTCCCTTTAGCGGCCCAGAGTTCATGTAATTAGCCAAAGCATCGCCACAGCTTGAACCAGTACAATCTTCCAGAGCTAATTCCGGACCAGACGAAGCGATTTTCTGGTATGCCTGTCTAGTTGCTGCAATACGGCTAGGCATCATCGGAGTTCCAGGACGCTCGTACTCGTTGCTAAAAACTATAGCCGCCGCAACCGGACTCTTAGCTTGCCACAGTTTATCAATAACATGGGGGTAACTCGTAGCCAACTCGTGATTCACGAAGTCAATCTGAACATCGAAATCATCCATCGGCTTACCTTTCTTAGTAGCATATTCAGCCAATGCCTGACGACGAGGTCCGTTCCACTGGGCTAGTCCATACGACTGCCCACTGTCTCCGAAAACATGAGACTCACCATCGCCAGACTCATGCCACAAATTGCCTACGATCCCAGCAGCAATCTCTGGAGACCACTTATACTCATTGATCAGTCTCTGCATAGCACGAGCCATACGATCCTGTTCTGGAGGCTGTGCCGACGGAGTTGACGGCGCTAACGGAGGCGCAAATTCTGTAAGATCTATAGCCATTATTTTATACCATGCCAAGCTTTATACTGCTCCTCAGTTGCAGGAATCATTTTACTGGGATCAGCTTTGCTTGGAAGCAGATATTGTCGCTTTGGCGAAGCTCCCGGCTGTTTGCTTCCAGTACCAGGACGCCCACCAGGATACATTGTATCCTCCATCATCTGATCCATAGGCTTCAGAGGCTTTGGATACTCTGCTGCCCCAGCTGCCTTACCGCCTGTATTAGCTGCATTGAAGCCTCTAATTATGGTATCTTCGTCAGCATTAGGCGGTATACCAGGAATCTTTCCAGCCCGTACGTCAGCTTTATAGTCAGTATAGTTAGTAAATCTATTAGAGCTGGCACCGCCCCTGGGTCTAGTTGCTCCAATTTGTGCCGCGCCAATTCTACCTTCATATCCCCTGTCTGCACTATAGATTTGTGCTGCTTGACTACCAGCAGCCGTACGCTCTCTCGATGCTGCAGTAATGCGAGCAACGGCTGTCTTCAAATCCTCCTTATACTTTAGCACACTCTCTAAGGCTTCAGGACTATACTGCTGCAGAAAAGGTGGAAGCTGGATACCTACCTTACCAAGATTGGTTACATATTCCGGCCACATATTCGCAGCAGCCGCTGGATTACTCTTCGACGCTGCTACGATATATGGCAGCATTTTCTCTGTCAAATCAATGCCAGCACCTAGACGTTCCACAGCAAATTTCTGCTTATTAAAATCCATCGTTGCCAGCTTGTTCTCTATATCCGTCGCCAACGCAGGATCGTATCCTCTCAATTCTCTGGGATCGCCCGTAGCTGCAAACTGTTTAGCAGTCTCCTGCTGCCGTTTCTGCATATCAAGTGCTGCCTGCATACTCTCATTCTTTAATGCAGAATGTTGCATCTGATCTGCCGCACCCATCCCAGCTATAAAACTACCAAACGGACGCTGTGGCTCAAAACCTGTATAATTAGGCATAGTCATCTCCTACGCAGCCATTCTGTAGGGTTCACGGAAAGCACTATATCGAGTGTACTCGTTAGGAATAACGTAGCCAGGTATATTCGGCACAAACAACTCTGGCCCACGCTCACCAACTATGTATGGGCGATTCGCAGCAGTCGGACCACCGTTGGCCATAAATGGAGCAATATCACTTCCGGTTGGCATCCAGCCACCGCCACTTGACGGATTAAATGCCTGGTAGCTGCCACCACCGCCCCAACCACCATACAGCTGAGGTAAACTCATCCCAGGCATAGAATTCAGTGCACCAGAAGTATTGTCAGTCGCACCAAAGGTTCCAAGCCAATCTGCTAGATTCCTCAGCGCGCCACTGTTATTAAGGCTTTGTACACCAAATCCCAGTCCACTCATCAAGTCATTAGACGCAGCACTCTTAGACTGCATATCCATCAACGCTTGTTGAGTACCATACTGAGCTTGCGTACCACCCATCCCAGCATAGAGACCAGCAAGCTGTCCACCAGCTTGCATAGCATATCCACCACTCGTGCCGGCTGCTCCAAGACCCTGGCCAGACAGATTCTGCAGCGATGACATATATGGTGCCCAGGCGTAGGTCTGTGCCAGCTTCTGTCCGTAATCCAACGCACCCTTCATACCAGGGCCAGACGACAATAAGCCAGTCCCAGCACCATATCTCCGCAGCGCCTCGGTTCCTTGATCTCGTAGGAATTGGTATCCCGGTGTCCCCTCTAATGTCTTAGTTGGATCAAGCGCGGTATACCCTGGCAGTCCCAGTAGACCACTCCACTGGTTGACGGCTGCTCCACCGGCATCTCTCCAGGGAGCTAAGTATGCAATCGCTCGCGCATAATAATCATTAATCGCATCTCTGCCCATGCCCTGATTTCTGGCAAGCATGGCCATGGTAGCATCCATATTTCCGCCACCACTACCACTGCTTCTAGATGCGTTCATTACCCCAGCAGCGCCACCAGCCAAGGCACCAGCTGCACCAACACCTGCGATTATAGTAGTAGCGCCCATAGTATCTAATACCTCACACTAAGCTTTCATAATTATAAATAGTTGGAAATCCACCTACAGTACGCATAAACTGAACTGTTTCACTCTGCATTTCCCATGTTTCTTCTGGCGTACCTCTCATATATGAGACCATATATGGCATATCCATTTCTTTCAGCACTGCAACTGTATTTAGTATCTGAGCATTGCTTAATTGCTTATTTAATACTGTATTTCTGTACACCTCGTTCCCAGATTCTACTCCAAAAAAACAACCAACCATTCCTCTATCTTTCAGCCATATTAGTTGTGACTGTTTTATGTCGCCTCTGATGTATGCTATAAAAGGAAAGTGAAAGTTGCCCCAAGATTCTTTCCAGGCCTCGCTATAATACGGCACCAATTCATCAAGAAAGTGTATAATGCCAGGATTATATTCCTCAGTAAGCAACATTAAATCATTCTCAACATTTGTTCTAATTCGTACTCCACTTGGCTGGACAGATACCGCACAAAAATTACACTTATATGGACAGCCTCTACTGCTGCTGTACGGTAAAATCTTTCCATAGTCTTTAAACGGCAGGTCTCTATCATAAGGTATATCTATAAATAATTCATAGTCAGGCAGTGGTAACTTATTTAAATCTATACATCGCTGTGGTTCTTGAAATAAACCAGTATACTCTTTAGTCAAAAATAAAGGAAGTAATTCACCTTCTCCTCTACATATTAGTGTAGTATACGAATAAAGCACTATAGGCAATCTCGGATAAACACCGCCCAATATAGTCGTAACGCCTCTCTTAGTTGCTTCTATCATAAAAGGTACAGATAAATTATAATCATGCTTTGTTACGCAAGAAAAAGCAATATAATGAAAATCATGACTGTCAATATAGTCTGTAAAACTTTGCACATTATCCAGTAAATATAAATCTGTTTCAACACCAGATAATTTACACGCAGTAGATAGTACAGCAATGCCATGATTATAGCTTACATATAAAGGGTAAAAAGCAAATAATATTTTCATAGCCATCTACAATCTTCTCGTAGCATACCGTATAATACTAAGTCATATTTATTACCAGAAAATTCTACTGCCTCGCGTAAGATACCTTCTTCCTGAAACCCCATACCAAGAATAAATTTAATAACTTTATCAGTTAAACCAAGAATACTATATGTATTTACTCTGTGCACTTTTAGTATATTAAATGTGAAATTAAATACCTGCTTCATTACTTTTCTGTTCATTGCAGCTCTATGCGCTGGATGAAATGCTGCATGGATCATTATACTATTACCAGAGTAAAAATCACTAAACTGCACACACCCAACTAATTTATCATTTTTCCAATATGTAAATACTCTACGTAAATCCATATTCTGGCAGAACTCATCATATGCCTGATAACCTTTGTAGGGTTCAGATAACTTTATTAGGTTAAATAGATCTTTGTAACAACTTCTTGATAAAGGCACTATCTTAGTCATTGTGTAATATGCCTATGAATAATCATGTTAAAATTTAACATGGTTGCTACTTTTTCCGCCCACACCCACACTTCTTCTTAGCGCCTTTACCAGTCGGCTTCCATCCATGCTCCACAGCATTCAGCAACCGTTCCTGTGCTGCTGCCTTCTTGGCAGTAGTGCCTCTCGCCTTTACACCACCAGGAGTCCGTACTTGCACTTTTCCACTTGGTAGCTTCTTCTTTATAACTGGCATAGTTATTTAACTCCTACCTGACGTGATCCCATCGTATCAATAGGAAAGTGAAAATCTATCTCCAGTAATAAGGGCAGATTACCAGCACCTACACCAGCCCAAGTATCATCTGCTCCAGTATCAGTGCGTTTCAAGTTACAGATCAACATCGAACTGATATCCTTGGCAGCCGTGTGTCCATCTATGATCACTTCCGGGGTCATTTGGTGAGCATGAGCAACTCCATTGCACGCATCAGACAAATCAGCAGTTGCCATAGCGCCAAAGGCGCCATTAATGTTAGCCCATGAATAATCTACCTTCCACCCTACTGTGTTACCATTTTCAGCTACTCCATTAGCTCCAGGAGTCCAGTGGACATGGACTTTTATATCCTGCCCAGTCTTATATGAGTGGGGCATTTGCACCGTGAACGATACCACGTTGTTTTTGGCAAACTCATACAGATATGAATTAATTCCACCCCCGCCCACCGCATAGACTACTATCGCCGGGTCTGATATCCCAGGTCTGTCAAATGAACCAGGGGTAATTCGCATATCATCCCAAACGACAGTCTGCAATTCGATTGTTTTATCTGCGCCACAAGACACCTCTAAGTCGCTTGGAGCTATAACAGATGTATCAATCTGCCCAGATGTAAGAACTAGTCCCACAAATTCTGGTACTGCCCCGGTATGTATATCCTGCGGTAGACTCAGTGTTGTACCAGTACCAGCTACAGCATTAGTTCCACCAGTAACTGTAATCTGATTAGCTGTGCCAGTCAGATTCCCGAACTCGTCAAACTGTGCTACTATCGCATATGCCAGAATAGTCCATGCCGTAGCACCATCACCCACTTTAAACTTCCCTGTATCAGTTTCAAAACCCACCTCTCCGGCATTAAGAATCGGATTAGCGACAGTCCAGGCAGCTGCAATCCCACGTCGTAGTTGAATAGTCTGCGCCATTACGGAATACCGCCATCTATAGCATCAAGACGAGTCTGTATAGCCAATAACCAAGTTCGCAACGCCTGCCACCAGTTCCAAAAAGGAACAGGAAATACTTGTCTCAACTCTCCAGGAAGTTCAGGAATAACAGCCATCACTGCACTCCAAAATCAATACCAAGTATCTTCCACACAATAGCATCAGTCATAGTAAGACGATACATCCGCCGGTAGCCAGTACCAAGTTGGTTCCAGTTAGCCTGCCACTTATAATTACCAGTTGTCCCAACAGACCGAGTAACCATATTGCTCCAGTTCTTGCCGCCATCTGCTGAGAATTCCAGACCAATTTGTGGAGTAGCGCCAGCTGGCAAACCCCGACCAGCTTCAATCAACACCTGCGTATTAGGAAATGAAATAAGACTCTTCCCGCCCTGCATATCTTGGCTATGCAGCACACGCTGAATCGCATGGCCATTATCTTGAGTATATTCAGCACTCATTTCATATATAGTACCATTTTCATAGTCGCCCACATAGTGCTTTCCATTCAGTTTTGTATAACAATTAGCTCTGTGGCGTCCGTACCCACCAGCTGCCTTATAACTTTGCCGCTTCAGCAATAATCCTGTAGTTCCATCCAAAACCCACGTTACGTCTGCGGTAGGAAAAGTAAACTGCTGAAATATATGACCCTGATCACGATAGCTAAATGTGATACAGTCTGCAATAGTACTATAGCCAGGATGCTCCAAACTACCGTCACCAGCTACTTCTCTGTCAAACATCTGATTACTAACTATATTCGTAGTCGTCCCACGAGCCTGTACCAGCTGTCCACGGTCAGTTAGCCAGGTCATAATTGTACCATCCATATCTCCTACAGCCTTAGCTGCAGCAAGTCCGTAGTTAATAAGACCAGCTACATTTCTTGCAAACGTAGGAGTTTGGGCAGAAATATTACTGCCACCAGCATTATACCATATCTCTGTACCTTTATCCGTACCGAATATATAGGGTTCTCTATTCAGGCTACGTATTGCTCTAATATCGTCAGTCGTTGATTCCTTCGCGTAGAAGTCCAGAGCATCAAATGATGTAAAGTCGTTGATAGAACTAAAGAACCATCTATTCGTACCCGGCTCGAAAAACAATCCATAGCCATCTTGATATTCCAGACCTCCAGCTCCTGGAAAATCACCATCAGTAATCTGCTTAAAAATGCCAGTAGCTAGAGTATATACGTATCCAGTTATACCATCGACAATACACAGTTGCGTCTGGTTATTCCGCAGCCAGGCTGGGCCAGTATAACTAGTAGAAAAAGAACTAATCTCGGCGGCCCCGCCAGAAGAATCAACACGCCATAATACAGTATCACTGCCACGACGAGCTAGCCAGTACATATAACCGTTCCATGTCCAGCCTTCTCGAACTTCTGTACAATTTGAGAACTGACACAGAGCCGACAATCCTCCAAATGGCAACAGCACCAACTCCTGACTAGTATCCTTAGCAGGAAACAGTCCATTTGGCACATCACCATACTGAGCATCGACAACTATTGGCCAAGGTTTAGGAGGCATATTTATATACTCAATATTTGTTAATGCAGCAGAAAATAATTAAACGTCTCAGTCCCACCCGCAGCTCCTGCATTGGCAGTCTTTACAGTAAATGATGTTCCTGCTATTATTGAAAGTACATACAAACAACTCGCAGCTCCTTGAAGAAGACCTGCAGCAGCATTAGTCGGCATAAGAAATATCAGTGACGTACCTGTTACTGATGGGCACAGTACAGTTGTTTCTGCCGCGTTAGCGCAAGTAAATGATCCACCAGTTCTATTTACAGACGTTATAATATGCCAGTCAACACCATTACTCTGTAGCTGAACGCCAGTAAAATACGGACCAAGACTCAGATAACGACTTCCAACAGTATCTCCACAACTTTGTATTACATATCCTGCACCAGCATCAACTGTAACACTTTCTGAACCAGCGTTCACAATATAGATAAATCTATTTACAAACTCAGGTGGCGATAACAACGATACTGTAAGCGTGCCATTACAGCTCAACTCCTTACCTTGGTCTGTCAACGAAATAGTATAATCACCAACTAGATTCTTTCTGTACCGTAATGCCTGAATTGTGTCTGGACCGTAGACTGGTGTTGCAGGATTAATAAGCATCCAGCCGTTCAAGCTCTGATTAATGATCAGCTGCGAAGGATATCCAGCCTGCATATCATCGCCATCAATGGGTGTTACTGTGCCACCTTTATTCTTATATACTAACAAACTCCCCAAGCTATCTAAATTAACAGTAGCTGGAGAATTAGTCGTAACTGCCCACACATCATCAAATACGTGGCCTATAAGCGTAGAAAAGCTTATTTCCAATCCTTCATATATAACTTGAGATTCGCCCGTTATTGGCACAGCTGTAGTCCACGCACCACCATCCTTCTTCCACTTAAACGTATCTACACTATCCGGCACAGCAAAGTCAGATGTCCACCGAGCAAGTCCTTTGCTAACTCTAAACTCATCCATATATCCATGTAGAGCATCTCCATATATAGTACCTCCACCAACTTCAAGGACAGCTGCTATATTTTGCATAGCATTCGCATAAGCACCAGCTGCCAAAGTCTTTGCTCCTGCGATACCATTAATGTAAGTATTCCATACATTTCCATTACGAACAATAGCAATATGATACCAAGTATTTATTACTGGAGTCCAGGGAACCCAATAGTTAAGTCTAGGTGTTCCAGCGTTTACATAAGACATCCAAGTCAACGCGCCTCCGAATAAAATTAAACCCTGTAAAGGGTAGCCTCCGCCAACTGACTGCGTAAAAAAAGGATAATTGTGAGCACCCGTATCTATAGAACTAAACCTAATCCAAAAATCTACTGTAAAGTCACCATCAAAATACCAGTCATCACTATCAACCACAGTTAGGTAATCACCAGTACCATCAAAATAAATACTTTTGCCGCCAAACTTACTATACGTAGCACTCTGCGTAACATCACCTACAGCAGTTACTGCATAGCCACTAACACTACTATCAACAAAAACTGCTCCAGCACCATCACCACGAAGCAATAGTGAAGTATTGACATCCAATCCAGAACCGGTACCGTCAATCTGGAAAGTGAATACAGCTGGAGATGCTCCTACATAAGGCCCCTCTGCAGTTAAGTCGTTAGGACCTGTTCCAGTAAAGACATTAGATGCTATCGTATCTGTATTATCTACATCCGGTGTCATCGTTAGCATAAAATTATTGGACAGAGACAACACAGCTGGAACAGTGTCCACAACATAGTTATTATTAAGTGTTACAGGAGTAGCTTCTCCTACAGCATAATTTGCCTGCATCTCCCCAACGTAATCTTCTGTCCATATAGGACTCGATAGATCACCAGTTGGACTGGTATATACTAACTTTATAGCGGTATCAGTAAAAATATCCGCCTCACCATTAGCATCCAGTACTATAGGATTCGTATTCAGACTAGTAAGGTCTTTGTCTGAGTAAGTAGCAACAAGTGTATCGACAGTACCAGCCACCAGCGTATATACAAGATAACCAGCAGCCGGCCGTCCACTGTCGCCAAGTTCTAGAAACTTTGGATTCGATACTCTGATATACATTTAATAGTCCGCCACGCCGAACTGTATCGACACATTCTGCTCACGATCAAAATTGTCAGCATCTTGCAGTGTGATCGCAGCTAACTGTTTTACATCAGCCGCGATCTTTGCCGGAACGTCGTAGACAGAAATAAGACGCATAGCCAAACTATAGTGAAGAGCATCGGCCCATTCAATCGGAAAGTCTGGGGTATCATCAGTATTCACAAAGTCCTGCACCGGAGTTCGCACAGTCATCACTATCCTGTCAGACACAGTGTCCCCAACAGGCCAGACGTACAGCTTACTATTAATAGTATCTGGCTTGAAACAATACTGTGTTATCCGACCAGTTGACGATTTCAATGGAAGCCTGGTATATTCGTCCCAACTTACAGAAGTCATTGATAGTTCGTTACCATTAGCAGTCACTGACCGCGCTTCTACAATCCCGATCGGCCTGCTTATTTTAGACGTGTAGAAGAAAACAACATTATCCACAGCTACGTCATCGGTCAACGCAGCGGTCAGTGTCACGTCATTCCCAGCTGGAGCACCATTTACAGTAGTCCACTGCATCGTGCCATCATCCAACTGGACACCTATAAACTGCCCATTTACAATAGTAGACGCATCATCAACCACAATAACCGAAACACCAGACGACGCAGCTGTCGCTATTGCAGTTTCTCCCATTCCAGAACTACAGTGATCTCCAGACGGCCCAAGACTGTAATATTCAGCTCCATCAGACAACGGCAGCGTAACCACGAGATTAAGCCACAAGCCTACACCAGCCGCCTGCCACGCCTTTATCATCATATTTAGACGCTTATTTGCCCTCGTTATAGAAGAAGCTGGTGGAGTCTCAAAGTCAGGCGCGTACGCTTTTATGTCTTCTAGCGCCAGATATATAATATCATCTCGTGTCACACTAAAAGTTGTTACGCCAGAAGTAGTCATCTCGTTTTCCTATACAGCAGTCACAATGACCGCGCCATCTGTATCTACTGTCAGACTATACGCCACTGCGCCAGGACTGACCATTCGCCAAGGCTGTGGAGTCATAATACCAGTCAGTTGGGTAAGGTGCAGGGCTCCATCGTTATCGACAGTAAAGCGCCAACTGTATATATCAATATATGACAGCGGATTCCCGTACAACACATTCGACGGCCTCAGTGCTCCATCGTCATCCATCCAGAATGTCCAATACGTACCATCTGGACTAATAAGACAGAATGCACCGTAGCCATACGGCAACTGAATATATACATCAGCCGGCCTCGGCCTCGCATCTGGCACAGCCATCCGCTCTGAAATACCGCGCACCAATAACTGTGGATGCTTCACATACCACAGCGGAGCCCACACTCGCAGTCCGTCCCACGTCTTGCGCGTCTGACTCATCAGGACTTTCTTGCCTGATAAATCACAAATAGCCCAGTTATCGCCTGGAGTATATGGCATTTCAGCTACCGATAATCATGTTAAATTTTAACATGATACCTATTAATTGAAATAAACCGTAATAAGACAGCTAGCCGGAGTAACGAACGTACAGTCCGCTGCCTTCATGTACAGTTTCCGTTTCATCAACCCCGTCTCCGCATAGCCATCTTCGTCAGCCAATCCAACCGGAAACAGCTGAACACCATCTACATCTCCCAGACGCATATACAACTTATCCGTAGCGCCTCCTATAAATCCAACAGCCTGTAGACGAAAACCATTCGGAAAGTAATCAGCAAAGTCAACGTCCGACAAGCCATCTGGCACTATCGTTATCACACCACCAGAATCAACTGTAACTGTGTTTGCCATATCATTTCTCCTACTTCATGCCCTTCATCTTGCCTGTCTTACTACATCTACAGCCAGGCATCTTTGGACCCTTCTTCGGCATCTTGGGCATCTTGGGCAATTTTATCTTCGGCAACTTCGTCTTCCCCGCCAGTGCCTTGGGCATTTTACCGGTTGTCATAAGAGGAGCCATACTATCTCTCCGTAGCAACCAGTACGTAGCTAGTAGTCAGAACCGCCGCCTTAGCCTCGCCCGCTTTAACAAACAGCATCGGAGCTATCGCCGCAGTTGGAAAGCCAGTCAAACTGGCAATATGAGTACCGTTCTTGTAGAAAGTCACAGTCGTCCCATCAAACAACCACTGTAACGTATATGTGGTCGCATCAGCGTAGGTAGACGCAGCCGCCTCAATACTCTCCACATCAGTCGCCCTGGCAATAGCAGCCAGATTAGTCGAACCATCTGGAGACCAGAAGCCAACACAGTCATCTACGGCCATCGTCAGACCATCCGCAGCGGTAAAGTTGTTACCGGTCGCCACAGCCGCCAGCCCAACAAACACTTCCTGCTGACCGATAGTACCAGCCGCACCTTTATCAACCTTTACCTTCGCCTCGAACAGTGCCCTTTTACCAGACACCAGCGCAAACGTCGCAGTCTTTAGATACAGCTGCGACAGGTCATTATCCCCACCAGCCAAGGTCTGCGTAATGCCACTGGAGGTAACAGCCAGCGTACCATTCGTCTGAGTGTGGGTCCAATAGGTCGTTACCTCAGGAATCTGCACCATCGGTTCGTACCACACCTTCCAATCAGCTGGGTCCATAAACGGAACGCCAGTCCTCAGATCAGCAGCCATGCCAGCAGACAAATCAGACAGAAACTTATCAAATGCGCTCATGTGTTCCTCCATTATTTACTACGTTTTTGTACACAGCTCTCATCGCCTCGTTATACCTAACCAAACTAAATTTATCAACTGCATCGCTCACTTTCTTCTTTATACTATCTTCATCAATTTGACCTATTGCCAGTTCTAAATTCACTGCCACATCTGCTGGATCAGCTGGATCACAGGTAAATGTAGCAAACTCACAACCCTTTGCAGCCATCACAGGCGTACCACAGGACAACGCCTCTGCAATAACCCGAGTAGTTATTCTGTGAGGTGACACAACTAAGTCTGCACCTCGGAATATATTATCCATTCCACTCCACCGTGCACACACTTGGCCCAGGGCACCGTATAGTCTCAGTTCGCTCAGCAAAAAGTCCCAACACCGCAACGGCTCTATCATTCCGAAGAAATGAAACTTAACTCCAGTATTGCTCTTAGCAAACTCGATTAATCCATTCGTTATCTCAAACAAATCAACGTCTTCCCGCCAACTATCTGCAATCACCACATCCATCTTACTGCCCATCCCAGCAAAGTCGTGCTTCTCGCCGCTAGGCGGAAAACGCTGTGGATCAATTGGAGGTGCATCCAGTACAACTAACTTATTCTCTGGAATAACAGCTGACCAAAACATCTTGTGATAGGGCCAGAAAGAAACCATCTTCTTTATTCTCGGCCACTTTGCTAACGTCGCTATTAGCGAATAGGAATTACCATTTCCAAACTGCTCAGGCCCAAAACACGCCTGGGGCCGACCATGCAGCATCCACACAATCGGAGCTTGGCAGCCAGAAATCCATCCATCGGGTATTCCAGTGTGTGCTACAATCAGATCTGCATCCAGCGCCACACCAATAGGTGACGTCTCGACCACTGACAGGCCCCGAACATCTTTCTTCCCAGCCTCGCCATCACTATGAACACCATTCATCGTCACACCAGTATCAATCAACAGCGTATCGTGGCCAGCAATTCTATCAGCTACAATCATATCTCTAGCTGCTTCATACAGTCCACAAGCATGAGGAGCATATGGCGCGAAATGAACTATATTCATTAAACTGGTCCTGGACCTGCTATAGCTAAACAATAATCAGATATTCTCCAGACATCCAACTTAGCAAAATCTGTCTCCATATACTCCCCATTCCTCCAACGAAATTTAGAGAAATAATCCCAGGTATGCCAAGCGTGTATGTGGTAATCAGTGGAACACATATAATCACCACTCATGCAGTGACAATCCAGACCGCCCAGAACTAAGTTTGCGCCAAAGAAAGCATTTGCAGCAAGATTGCCAGCATACATCGACAGTACGCCTTTAAACCAACCAGGCCATTCTCCTGGCCCACCCTGAAACTCATCCGCCAGCAATCTTTCACAATAATCCATATGAACTTGATTATACGCCAAGGCTTGTTCAGTAAACGATATAAAGGTCGATCCTACATTATTAAACTGTGGAATGATTCCCCACTTTCCACACAATTCAACCAGTTTTCCAGCAACCTGCGGAACCTGCGAATATAAACCAATTCCGAACGTAGCCAACCTAGGTCGCAGCATTGGGAAGTGTCTGGTTAGAAAACAATCATTATCTGTCCGCATTACATAGATATAATCTCGCAGACAATCCCTGGCTTCAGACGACGTTAAAAAATAGATGCTATTAATAAAGGGATAATCGTTCCACCTACTTTCTTTCGCCGTCAACGGTTCCAGTGGCACATAATAAAGTCCCTTCCTGGCTGCTGGCAACAGCCTAAGATCGACAGCTGGATTAACAAAGGCAACAAGATCACTAACATCATCTGACTTTGAATATTCCCAAGACCTAAACAGCCACCAGAACTCACTGTGGAGCTCAGCCTTATTATCTATGTAGGTAGTCACAGCCACGCCTTTGCCATTTCTACTCATAACCCCAACTCCGCAAACAACATAGCAACATCGACAGTCCTACTAACAATAGAAGTCATAGGACTATCGAAGCCAATTCCATGAGGTTTGTAATTAAATCTATACTTAAAGCCAGTCAGAGTTGGTTCATATCCGTACAGAAAGTAATGGCAGGTATCGTGACACACTATCAGAGCTGCCGTATCCTGAAGGTGCAGAACAGATTGCCCTCGCTGCTCTGGAATTCCGTGATCTACAAAGGCCATTCCCCAATCTTTTCTGTACTCCAACAGGTCATGGAATGAATTTACGAATTTAAGTTGATGCCATGATCTACTTAAATTTGTAAATTTATTCAGCCAGTCCTGATCAGAATCCAGCGTCACCAGCTGCCTACCCATTGCCCCGCACAATCCGTGGAGCATAAGGGTACTGCCTAGCCCTGCTCCCAATTCGAGAACAGGGCCGGCAGTCTTTGCGACCGCTGCAGCAAGCAACGGAATATGTGAAAAGTAACTCTCGTCCAGTTCCATGTTTCAGCCAGATTAAGTCTTGGAGTTAATAAACGAGATTATCAAACCGATGCTGGTCAGCATAGATGCAACTGCCGTACCAGTGCTCAAGGCAGTAGACGCTGCACTGATTGCATTAGCATTGGCATTTGAGGTACCGATGCCAACACTAGTTGCCTGCGACGCCAAGGACAGCACATTTGCTGCAGCCGCCGAAGTCTGGAGGCCAACGCTAGAAACCTGCGCAGCCACAGTGCCTACATCATCAGCCGCCAACGCAGCCGCTGAACCACCACTGAAGGAATACCCGCCCTTACCATCGTAGCCAGAAGCCCACCAAGTACAGGCCAGACCGCCAGTGTTCACCACGTTTTTCGTCAGCGCCACGTTGTCGTTATAGAAATACCCACGAACTACAACGTTGGTGCTGAGGGTAGTCAGCATCTCCACGATGCCAGTACTGAACTCACCATAAGCATCAATGTCGATTTCCACATTATTACAGTCGATCAACTGAATGGCGTTCAGACAGGCGTTGCCGGCAGGAAAGCCAGCATACTTCAGAATACATCGGACATTGTTAGCTGTACTGTACTGAATAGCACACGCTGCCTCGACAGTAGCCGACGAATCCTGCCATTCAATGTCAATGTAGGAGTTATCACCAGTAACAACGAAGGCTGCAGTCAGCCCATCGTCGCCACCAACACCGAGGAGACCAATAATACTCACGTTATCTGCACTCACAATTACAGATGCAGCATTATCAGTCGAACCAAAGGTAAGCTTGGGCCGCAGAGCACCAACAGCTCCAGCCGCAGCCATAATCGTCACGCCAGCCACGTCGCAGGTAATATCACCAGCTGTAGTCAGCGTTTCAGCATGGCCTGCTTTACAGATAATCACATCGCCATTACTGGCCGTACAGCGACCAATGGCATAGTCAATAGTTGCAAACGGCCTATGATACGTACCCTTACCACTATCACCACCAGGACCGCCACTATCGACCCAGAAAACGTTGCCGCCATACGTATTTAGAATAGGCGCACCACGCACATTTACCCCAGTTCTGAAACCACCAGGGTAATTAGACATATTTTCAGACATTTTCCGCTCTCCGTATCCGGGGAATCGGAGGAATTAAGTCCCCCACCGGAAAAATGGACTGGCCTGGGCAGGCGTCAACAGCCCGCCCAAGCCGTCCAGTTAAAGGTTACGCCGGGTTACTGCCATAGACAGTACGCCAGTCAGACCAGCCGACACCGTAATAATCTATAGCCGCATACTTGGCGTTCTTGGTATCGAAGTCATTGTCCTCGTCGAACGTCATAGGATACCGCTGGAACAACTTAGCGCCATCCGGGCAGTTTGTCCGGATGAAGTAATTGTCAGTATCGGTCAAGTAGTTATTGACCATAATACCCTGTGGCAACGCACCAGTAGACTTCAGTGCATTGAGCGCATGGTTGGCCTGATCGTTCTGCAGTACAGATTCCAGGATACGGTTGGCCTCATAGAACAATGCCGGAGGCACAATCAGTTTCTGCGCAATCAGACCGATGGGATGGCCCTTGTCATTCTTTGCAGTCATTATCTGAACCATCAGATCTTCTATAGCAGTCTCGCAAATATCAGTGGGAGTAGCCGCCACATTGCTCTGGAGACCAGAGCTAGTCGGATGGCTCGCACTACACAAACAAACAGCATCGCCACCAACATATGAGCCACTGAACGCCCTATTATACACGTTAGCACAGACCCACTCTTTCGTCTGGCGCATACTAAAGGCCAGGCGCTGAGCACGCCGCTTGCCAACTACTTCATACAGATTGTTCAGCTGCTCTTCCCATGACACCTTGAAACCCAGCGCATACACTACATGAGTATACCGAGCAATAAAGCCCTGCTGTTCGTCATCATAAGCGATACCGGCACCCTGAGCCTTCACCTGCGCTAGGCCAAAGCCTGTAGCCAGAACATCCTCTTCCCACGCCATTTCACTGGTATGCTTGTCGAAGAGTTCAGGCCACTGTTCTTTATGCTCGTTGTAGGCAGTTCCAAACCAGGCGTTGATGCCCGGCCACATAGCTTTGGGGTTTGAGCCCGTAGTAATAAGAGCCATAACTACACCCCCTTAAGGCCGGCCTGAGCTGCCGCACCGCCAGTGTCTACCTGCCACACCGAGTTAAGACGATGCAGACCAATGAGGACATTCCACTTCGCATTTACTGCCGAAATGTCATTGTCATCACGAGGCGCAGCGCCAAGTACAAACAACTGATAAGTTGCATTTGCCGCAGGAGCGGTCGCAGCACCGGAATCCAGTTCCAGGCCAGACAATCCAGTCGCAGCATCACCAGCGTGAGTAGCAATCAGCACACCGTTGAGACCGACAGTAGTAGCAGCAAGTACAGCACTACTACATGCCTGGATTTCGTAGATTACATAAGGATCGACACAGACATAACAGTATCTGCTGGTATCATCAAGACGATGTTTCAGCGATAAGTTATCCTGGTCGGGCTCGAAACCTACGATTACCCCAAAGATGGGGTACGTTGCACCTACTGTTACAACCGTAACAGTCGGATACCGCCCTGTAGCATCAGCAGACCCAGCCAAGTCAACTGCATCACCAATGAAGAAAGCCCTGGTGCTGTCAGTTGACGGGATGTAGCACTTCATAACCTTATCAGACCAGTTGAGGCCCAACAGATGGCCAACCGGCTTAAGGCCGAAGCGAGAGTCCACGTTCGCCATTCTTTATTTCTCCTACCGTCCGCGAGGACGGCCTCGTTGTTCAATTTTAATGCCAGTACTTGGAATATACCGATTATCTCGACCAGGACCAGCGCTACCATCGGCGTCAGTGCCTTGCCGGAGACCAGCTTCCAAGGCGTCAATATGTTCCATCTTCACCGCTTGGTCTTCGTCGTACAGTTCATCAGGAATCTCCATCAGGTATCCAGTCATTGGCCGATGGTCTTTATGGCTGCCAACCACCTGAGAGACTCTACTGTCCAGCCCTTCGCGTGTAGTTACCTTTAACGCACCAGTCGGACTTTCTTCAAGAGCATCTTGCTGCACAAAAGACCAGCCACCGGCCAGGAATTTATCCAGCCGCCCATGCCGATCACACACAACTCGGCGGGCATAGCCTTCTCGGCGCGGATAATCCAAACTCATGCTGGGGATACCAGGCGGCACCCGGTTCTTACGGATGCGCTCGATCTCCAGCTGCCGTTGGCTCTTTACTTCTTCTTTATCTTCTGTCTTTTCAGTACTGATTATCTTCGTACTCATCTCTTTATCTCCCATTACCACTTATAACTAGCCAGGTAGTCAGCACGAGTCAGACCAGATATCGTACCTTTCTCGCCTTTACCATCGCTACCTGTCCACTTATCGCATTGTTTCTTTGCATCTGGTGGCAAATCAGCATACGTCTTTCCGCTACCACTAGACGGGGTTCCACCAGTATCGCCCTCTACTGGACTTCCCTTTGCCCGGGCAGGATTACCGAACCGTTCCGGGAAGCGCTTTTTTACCAACTTAGTCAACTCCTCCAGCCTCTTGCTCCGAGGCAGTTTAAATCCATGCTTCGTCTGGAGGAACTGATCCATCTGCTGAGCGTAGGCAAACATATCTGGATCTTCCTCGAACCAGGTATTCTCGACCTTCCACTCATCGTAGGCAGTCGGCTCTGCAGCCATCCATTCCCGGTACTCGTCATCAGGACTCTTTGGTCGCTGATCAGCAGCATCGACCTTTGGCTCTTTGCCAGGAACAACAGGATATTCAGCAATCAAGCCATCTAGTTTCTCGGTTGCCTCAACGAAAGCAGGCATATCGCCCTCGTCTTTCGCCCGCTGTTGCTGGGCCATCAGTTCTCTCTTCGCCTTCTCGTAGGCCCGTTGCTCGGCGCCCCGACTTACCTGGACAAATTCTTGCATATCCTGCTGCATAGCAGCAATCCGATCAGTCTGTTCCTGCAAGGCCCGAGCTTGCTGCTCCATCTTCCGCTCCATCGTCTTGATGGTGCCTTTAGCATGGGGCAGACTCTCTTCGGCCATCCGCACGAATGTTTCAGCGGGAACCCAGTTATCAGGATTTCCCCGGAACTGTTCCTGCGGAAGCCAGCCCATCTGAGTTGCACGGCTCTCGATTCCGTTGTTTGTACTCACACTTTCTTCGGCCATCTTACTGTCTCCTTTCTATCTTATGTTCGATTATAGCAATCATGTTAAAATTTAACGTGATTTCCAATTACTACTCGCACGGCAAAATTTCTATATTTCTAATCCATTTTCTACCTACTCATTCCTCCGCCAATCGTCCCAGTACATCTTTATCATTAACTATTCTATACAGTGTACCGTCAGGACCCTCATGAATTAGTCCAGAGGCAACTGCGACATAAACTCTATGACCTGGTTCCGGCCTATACCCACCCCAATCTCTAAAAGCATTGGCAGATGCCAGGATAAAAGTTGCTTTACACGTCTGATACTTCTCTCTGTCTCTTACAGTGTCAGGTTTATAAAGTCCACCACTGGTTTTCTCAGTAACTGGATCTGGAAACACTAAACAGCGATATTCACATAATTCGGTAATGCCAGACTTATTTTCCACCATAGCCATTACTCCTCCTCCTTTTCTTCGTCCTTTCTTGCCTGCGCTTCTTCAATTTGCAGCAACAACTCCACCTCGAAATCATCCAGCAGTGCCCCGAGACCAGCGATGATGCCAACTGTCTCTGCCGTCTCCTTAATCTCCAACCCCGGCCGCTGCAACGTGCCACCGAAGGCCAGCTTCTGTACCTGCGCGCTGCGTTCGGCTTCCAGAAACTCCAATACCTTCACAGTGGTAGGATGTTGTTTCCACATCTGCCACTCGGACAGGCTGACTTGTATCTCACGGTCGGTTAGCATTTATTGTTGTTCCTCAATCACTTTTCGCATAGCAGGATTGTTCCTACATCGGTACTGGCACTTGTGCCTCTGGCCACACTCCAGTAAGTCTGCTTTCTTTAAGCCTATTAGCTCTTTGTTCGTATTCAGTCATATCTTCTAATGATGACGACCGTGGAGGTGCTAAGCCTAATTCACGGGCCTCGTTATAGCGTGTTTGGAAATATAATTCTGTGTCGTGTACTGCATTAGCAGTAGGCATCACAACCTCTGGTCCCTCCTCTCCGACCAGATAGGGTTGATTAGGGTTTACCGGACCACCCCCAGCTCGGCCAGGAATCATACTCATCGGCACAGCTCCCATCGGAGGTTCTTCTCCAGTAGGCTCAGGCGCCTCATTCTCCGGCCCACCCATGCCAGCGAACCGATCAACCGCCCCTTTAACTCCTGCTACCTTTGCCTCAGTCTCTGCCGACAGACGCTGCATCTCCATCTTGTAATATTCCAGATAAACCTGCCGACCAGTATCTTCCGTCTTCGCCAACTTCAGCATCGTATCAGCCTTCACGTTGCCAATACGTTCCTCGATCTCCTGCAACTCCAGCTTAAACTTCAACATATCCATTTGCAGCCGAACCTGCGCTTCCTGCGCTTGCTGCGTCATACGTTCAGCCTTAGCCTGAGCCAACACTTGTTGCGGAGCCGGCGGAGGACTCCACGGGGTCGGTTCTTTTCCAGACATCTGGCCATCGGTCAACAGGAGATCATCCACATTCTCCGGTCGCACAGCCTTCACCAGCCTGCGAGTCATCTCCACTTCGTTAAGGCCAGGCCGTCCACTCAACTCCTTCAGTGCCTGACTCTTCAACACTCTCTGCATATCAGACGACAGCTCCGGATCAGCTACCGGCATGACCATCGTGTCACCTTGGATATAATCATTTTGCTCTACATACTGTTCCGACTGACCGCTGATGTAGAATGACACCTTCGGTTCCAGAAACCGAGCATTCAAGGTGTACATCTTCTTGAATTCTTCGGACAGGCTTCTGTAGACACGCTTATATATACCAGTGAATACCTTCAGTCCCTGCTCCACGAGAGCCATGATAGTACCCACCGGCATATTCGACGCCAGCTTTGCATCGCCAGCCAAGATATCCTGCAGACTGCTGATATCTTTTCCGGCCTGCACAAGAAATCCCAGCAGTTGAAACAATACAACAGACGGCTCTTTTGCTGGCAACGGCACAATATTCTCTTTCAGAGCAGCGCCGTGGGCATCAACCAGCTTCCATTCACCGGGCCGAAAATTCCACTGGCCGCCACGAAGCTTCACACCCTTTCCAATAAAGCCACCACCAGCATTGGCTAGGGTGCCAGAATCAAGCAGCTGATTCAGTGCCGTATTAGCCGAGGCGTTGATGGCTTCCAATAGCTGCCCGAAGCCCAGGTAATTAATAGAGCCATCTGGATTAGGAATAAAGCCGAAATGGGTAAAGTAATGGTCAGGAAGTATGCGTACAAGGCGACTGTTGTCGCCCAGCTCTATGCCATCAGGAATCCACCGAGCAACTACCCGAACAACCTGGACTGTCGTTTTATGGACTGTTACAATATACGGTTCTTTGTAGCCATCGCCGTCGAGATCGTCCCACCGATGCTGTTCATAGAACTCATGCGGAGCGTCGGTGTCATTGTCGGTAGATGGCGGTGTGCCGAGGTCTACCTTCAACCACACACCACTGTTCATCTTCTCAACAGCCTCGTTACCGTAGATCCACAGTCGGTGAGTAATACGTCGGGCTTTCTTCAGATCACGACTCCGCCCCTTTGATACAACACAGTCATCTGGTAGTACTAACTCACTGATATTGTGCCGATCCTGAGCGCTGAAATACGTCTTCTTATAGCACTGTCCCACAACTGGCAGCACATGAAGCATACAATCCGTGTCAGCTTCCCAATCATTCATCTCTTGAGTTAGCTGCCAGTTCATGTGTTGGCTAATGCGGTTAGCCCGTTGCTGCTTCGGACTCTCCGGCATCGGTTGTGGAGGTGAGCCAGGCTGGGGACCAGGACCTTGTATAGGTATAGGTTGACCACCCATCATAGGCATACCAGGAGGAAGTTGTGGGACAGGGGCAGCGCCCTGGGCAGATACTGCGCCGGCTGGAGAAGGTCCCATTGCGACGGCAGTGGGCAAGCCAGCTTGTGGTCCAGGCGGGAGTCCTGCCATCGGAGCCGGTGACTTACGGTCATCCCCAGTAATCTGACACTTCACAATCCGCTGACCTTTACATATTTCAGGATAAGCCCGAGCGGCGAACTGGATTGTGGCGACAGTTATGAGGGGATATTTAACATTAGCTGCCCCTTCCCACGGAGTACTTTTCTTCTCTAATACCTGTTTCGCAAGCTTCAACGCCCGTGCGGACTGCGCATCCCATTCAGCTCGGTTAGCCCGATCTATGTCATACGAGCGGATGACATCCTGAGCCAATGCTGACAGTTCTTCCTTTGCCAGATCGTCGGCTAAGTTCTTATTATCAGGAGCTCCAACGAGCCATTGTAGGGAACGCTTTCTTGTCATTCTATTTCCGTTTTTACAGGAATCGTGTTAAATTTTAACATGATTCATTATAGGTAAAAATCGGAGCCAAGGTCCGATCGGCTCATTATTTACACTTCCCCAGACTACGTTTCTGAAAACAGTTAAATCCAATAGCCTTCCAACCACTTTGTTTAGCCGCATCAACTGCAGCCAGCCATGATCCACGCACGAAACCACTGTACAAAAGCCATCCCGGTAAGTCAGAATATTCTGTCCCATACGGCTCTGGCCATCCTTGCAGTCGTGGGTCTGGTGGAAGGACAGTTATCATCACTCATTTCGTTAATAGCCAGTCCAGTCCGACTTGCCTTCTGGAGCCAACTGGCTAGGCCTATAGAAAAATCCATCTACATCATGAGGCAAATCATCCACATCATTCCAATCTTCTATAGGGCCAGATGCTTCCAGCACCTTATCCTCAATTCGACTGGCAGCATCCAGTAGATCGTCATGGGTACTGAACGGAAAGCGCAGATATTCTTCATCCACAAACACCTTCACCAGGTCAACTACATTCCCTTCTTTGTCCTCGTACTCCAAATGCGCCGGCAGATATATCCGCCCTTGCTCAAAAGCTGGAATCAACCGGGCTATCCGGTCTGCTTTCGACAGTTTATTTCCGCCCAACTCGACAAAGAGGTGACCAAAATAGTTGCCCTCAATCTCCATCATAGATTCAAAGTGCTGAATGTCCGCAGTCATCCCGTACTGCTCATAGCCTATACGTTGAATGCCCCGGTGCTTTTTCCGCATTGCCTTCAAATACTTCCACCGCTCGGTCAGAGTCAGCTTATCGCGGATAGCATCGACTAGGAACTTGTTGTCGTTGTCGTCCAGGCCCCATAGCCAATATACAGTAAAGTCACTGCCGGTCAGCTTCCGCTTTTTCTCGTTGGCTGGATCACACAGTAGGTACAACGACAGTTGTTCCGGCAGCTGACGATACCACTTCAGCCACTCGTACTTAAAGCGCTGATCTTTCTTCGCTATTGGATTCAGTAACATCTGGGTGGAATAGACGTACGGTCCCAGGTCCCGGCGCTTCTTTGCCAGCTTATCTTCTGGCAGAAAGGTCGGCCTGCCATGTTCATCCTCAGCCGGATACTTCCGTACCAGCCAGCCACCTTGCTTCATCAACTTAACGTGCTGATCGTTGAAGTGGTATATTGTGCCAATAACCCGCTGGATACCATCATCCGCCCCGAGGTTACCACTCATCTTAAAGCACTCGTCGGTTTTCTTCAACTGTTCAGCAGTGCGGACAGAGTCGATAGTTACAATATCATCGTAGTTTAATATTGGAAAGTGTTTACTGGTGGGCTGACCGTCTGTAAGTCCCCATGCCTCAACTGTAGACTCTTGGAAAACAGACGGACGGTTGACTAATATGCCATCATCCTCTGACCACTTAGGCGATTGTGATGTAGGATTTTGGTACAGAATATCTGGAAACAACGCCTTGAGGAGGTCGTTTGATTCAAGCGTTAGTTTAATGCGACGGAGGAAGGCTTTGGCGATACTGCGTGTATGGCTGAATATACCAATTCGAGTGTTGGGATCACGTAGAATACACTGTATGTTGAGACCGTAGGTTATGATAGTCGATTTAAAAAATTCCCTGGCCCACAAATCGAGTGTTCTGTCATGTGGTTCCTGTACTTCTTTAACACGTTCAACAAGGAAGGGATGATTAACTGGCACACGCAGGATAAAATACAGAAGAAAGAACAAGTCCTCCTCACACCAGTACCGCATAAAGTACTGGAGTTTCTTCTGATCCCCAGTCACAAGGCTATTAATCTCCGCTACGATCTTCTCGTAGTCGTAAGAGTAGTTAGCCCCTGTAACAGGCACAAATGACAGGCCAGTTATCAATCTATCAGCTCCGTACACTCAACTGGTATAGCGTTGAATCGGTACTTATCTTTCTCGATGGGGCCAAACTCCTCCAGCATATGTCGAAACGATATGCCACCAGTAATCTGTACATTCTTCGGAGACAGCTTAACAACCATCTCCAGCCAATCACCAATAGGCATCATTGATGCAGCCGCATACACTTCCGTCGGTGTCTTAGAATTGAGAAAAAGTGCGCGAATTTTATCCAGCTTACCTGGAATTGGGTCCCTCGCCCAGTCCTCTTCTGCAATAGCCAGAACTGGGGCCCCACTCTTTCCGTTTCCATTACTCGGAGCAGAGGACAAATCTGGTAGCTCCGCTTCATTCGAGCCCAGAATCATATCAAAGTCATCAAAGTCAACTGGCGGAGCCATCTTCTTCCTCATTCTCAGCCACATTATCTTCAGCTCCAGGTGGAGGAAAGCCACCTTCCTGCGTGAGGAGAGGCTGGTTTTCATACAGAACCTGAATGTCGGTAATGGCTACGGCAAGCATTTCAATTACCTTTTATGAATAAAACAATGATATGGTATTATTATATTACATCCGGGTCCAGTAGTCAAGCGATTTACACAAATCGGTGCATCACATTTACCCACTTTAACACTCCAGGCGCAAAAAATTTTAAAAAATTCCCCGGCACTACAAATAATCATGTTAAATTTTAACATGATTCCTATATCCCCCGGGGCGGGGCCCCTGGCCAGATGAATTCAAATCATAGTCGTTATGTGTAACGTTGTAGTAATGATATAGTAACGTTGTAGTAACGCTGCGTGAAATGAGGAAGAGTGGGTGTGTCGTCTATAATAAATTATTGGAGTCCCGGTTTGCCCATCGCCTCCCCCCGGGCCTCGAACGGGGGCCCATTGCGCTCGGTTTACCGTATGCTCGTTATCATCCATACATTTCAGCGTTTATACATGGCATGGTTTGTACGTTGCCTGGTATATATATCGCAGGGTATACACAAAATTTCGCTTATACGCTGGCTTGGGTATATCCCCTTCATTATATACATTATGGCAGCCATATCATGTTGGCACGCATTATGCAATTAAGATATAATTATAATTTATCTATATAACCGTTTATTTTTTGGCCGGTTTTGGCCGGTTCAATTCCTTATACTCGGTATCAAAATTTGTATATCCCAATTTATTAACCATATCAATATGTTACGTCATTTACCCCAATATCTGGTTCAATTATTTGTACCATTGCCAGATCGGTCAGTTTGTAACCCATTGATTTTATTGAATAAATCCGGTTGGTATATTTGGCACGCAGTATGCAATACATAACGGCAACCGGAACAATAAAAACCAGACGATGACAATAAAATCCGGGGTTTTTTGATAAATGAACGGTTGCCAGGTATTAGGGAAGGTTGCAATACCGACAGCCATTAGGTTGTCGCATTTTATCATAAAAGGCAGGAAAAGAAAATGGCTCGAATTGACAATTGCGACAAGGTGGTAGGCACTGGCGAAACAATCATTGCTGTAGGCTCGTACAAATCGGGAGAGGATACCCGGTATAAGTACGGTATCAAGCTGAATATCCCGGCAAAATCGGAGATGCCCGAGGAATTGAACAACAAGATTTACAACCTCGGCCTCCATCGGGCAATGAGCGTGAAAGCCGCCGGTATATTCAACAAGGCCAACGATTTTGGCTCGGACGAAGACGCCGTTGCATTTGCCACCATGTTCTCCACCGTGGAAGGCTGGACCGAGGCCTTTGAAAAAGTCCGCCGGGAAGGTGGCGGAGTGGCAAAGGTAGATTCGGACGAATCGCTGGCTATCCGTTTCCTGATGAAGGTACTGCGGAAGGCTGTGGAAAGTGGTACGCTGACCACGGCCAAGGTGCCGGTTATCAATGCCGACAATCCGCCCAAGACAGAGAAGGGTGCTATCAATTACAACGCCTGGGCAAAGCAGCAAAAAGAGGGCGAGCATCCCTGGTATGCGGTTGCGTACAAGAAGGTTACAGCCGCTGAAAAGGGTTTTGATTAATCTCTATCTGACGAGCCAATAACGGCGAAACGGGGCTGGGTATTGCCCCGTCATAGAGTACGAATTTAAAATAAACCGATAGGAGGTACGCTATGACTCTTATTCAAACTGCCATTAAAAATTTACAGGCAGCAGATACACAACATAAACTTGCGGTAGAACTGCTGCGCCGAGCTTACATGGTATTATCGCACCCAGATAATATATTAAGCAGCAAGCACCCGGCGCTGACAGCAGAAGTTGAAGCATATCTAAATCGGCATGGATAAGGAGGCACTCTAATGTTCCGCCATTGGCTCGCTTGGCTAATAGAGGTGAGCTTTGACGCAGGGCAATTCTGCCCCAATTATACCAGCATGATGATTTGCTGGCAAGTTCGGGCAACGGTATAAATCGGGTTCATGTAATGGCCGTGACGGGCCGATAATGGGGTAACATAATGGTTTATATTAATACGAAATTATCGCCCCGTGACGGGCCGCCATAATCGCCCACAACGGGCAAATAAACGGGCCAGAATTAAAATGCGGCCAAAATCAAAAACATACCAATACAGGCACCATGTTAAATTTTAACATGATTATTACGAGCACAAATAACCCAAATAAAGGAGAAACCAGACAGTGCCTAAATTCATTGTAGCCACCACCACTACTTGGCTTCAGGAATATGAAGTAGAGGCCAGCACTGCGGAAGATGCATCTGAAAAAGTGCTGTCTGGCGACAGTAAAGATGTCCAACCCATTCATGGCGAGCTCCTGTGGGATACAGAAGCTATTCACAGTATCGAAGCTGCTGAGGAGGAATAACTATGTCCGCCGAGCAAGTGAATTGTCCCTACTGTGGCCACGACAGGGAAATATCAGAAGATATAACCTGCCGCTGTGGAGCGGAATTACTCCAGACTCAATCCCTCCGGGAACGTATCCGTAGTCTGGAGGCGCAGATAATCGCCCTCCGGCTGGAACAGGGCAAAGCAATCAGCGAGCTGTGCCGCCGGGAAAGACTGCGCAATACAAGGGCAGGCCGGGGGCAGACAAGCCCCCATTTCTGGCAGAACGTCCACGGGAAACCAGCCTGGGCCAGCCGCCCGAAGTCGCCCCGACAGGAGCGTGGACTGGAAATTGATATGACGGACTTTACCTAAATCGTAAACAATAAACCAAAAAGGAGAACACTATTATGAAGCCAGAACAAGTACAAATCACCGAGATTAATAATTACCGCAGAGAAATTGGAGCTTCAGCCAAAATCACAGACAACCAGCTTGCCGCAGCAATCGCAGAGGTTGAGCCCTGGCTTGTAGATGACAGTGAAGAACGTCAGGAGCTTCTATGGCAAGCCATTTATGAACCAGGCTCCACCATCTAACCAGCCAGGCCACCTATTTTCTGCTATAATTTCCGGCAGAGAGTAGGTGGTTTTATTTTGCTGGTGAGGGACAAACAATATTGGGGGAATAAATAATATTGCAATAAATAATAAAATAAACATCATCAATTACCCGAGGGGGGGGGGGGGGGCAATCATGTTAAAGTTTAACACGATACCTATAAAGTGAAAGTAGGTGGGGCAAGATATAGTAGGCAGTACATAGTAGGTGGCTTCTTTAGTAGGTGGTGTACTGTAGTATATATAAAAAAAAATAAAAAAAAAAAAAAAAAAAACAAACGCTACAAAATCATACATATAAAAAAGCAGTACATTACCTCTTTACTGCACCCTCGCCCACTCTGCCCGCTCTATTATATAGGCATCATGTTACGGGGACATTTATGGATGTCAGCCCCCAGGCCGGGTAATTGATGATATTTGTAATAATGATTGTTATAATGTTTACCGCCATATTAATACCCTGAAAAATAATTGTTGACAACCAAATTAATATATGTTACAATATTTGTAACAATACAACCTGGACACCAAACAAACCAAGCAGAAAGGGAGATACAGACATGGGATATTTCATTGGCGAATTGCTTAAGCGGAAGGTGGTAGAGTATGAATTTACCGAGCTTCACGGCATACTTGCTTCCATAGCAGACGGGTCTGAGGTATTTTGGCCGGCAGAAGGATATGCCTACAGCATTATTCCGGCGTACCTGGAATCTGCCCGTATCGTGCTTTATTCTATGCTACACCACCACAGGCTTAAGAAACAGTTTGTGGTGAAAACGAATTACAGTAATCACACTGTTTTCATTAACAAGAAAATTGTTATTCGTACCGCTCGTAGTTACAAAGCTGAGCCAGCCACAAAGCGGGCAAGTTCTATCTTTATACCCTCTGCCTCTAATGCCCCTGGTGGCGGAAAGCGTGCTTCGCTGCAGGACGTGCCAGCTGTGCCGGAGGACCTCGATGGACTAATGGCGGAGGATATTACGCTCGATACGCCAGTTGGGAATACGGGGACAGCACCATTACAATCGGATTGAGGAGGTATAACAATGGCCTACACAGTTGTCAATTTCAAAACGAAGAAAGCACTCAAAGAAGCAGTAGCATCCTGGAACAACTACATCGCCCTCCGGAATATTGCTAGGCCAGGTTCGTTGGCCGCCGCTTTCATCTGCATAGCTGACGTATATTCCGACTTCTTCGCCGATTCTGCTATTGGTTTCAATGACATCGGCCTCTGTGCTCGTTGTGCTCAGTACGAGACAGAAAATGACATCTGGCCTTAAACAGCTACTATAGAAAGGAGACCCACAATGGACAACTCAATTATCCTCATAACAACCTGTGCCCTCATCGCAATCAGCATTTGCTGGCTTCTTGACCGCATTAATTGATGTAGAAACCATGTTAAATTTTAACATGATTAATCGTAGCCAAATAACTCAAAGAAAAATACTATGACCTACACCCCCCAACATGGCAGACGCCACGAAATTGAGTTTTACGAACCACCTTCCGGCAACGAGTTCCTGGACGGCATCGCTCAGGTCATCTGTGGGCCGGACGCTACATGGACTGGCAACCACCGGATAGCCTTCAGATGTCTCCATACGTCTGATGATAAACGCACCTATATTATCGAGGAAGTAGATATATACCGTGACCTCCTCCAGACAAGCGTGTCGTTATCTAAGTATACAAAGATAGTAGAGATACATCTGGAATGTAGAATTTGCTCCACAAAATATCAAGTCTGGCGCATTGTAGGCGATGATTGGACTCAGTCAAAGTACTGGCTTTATCCAGATCACTGTCCGGCGTGTCCCCCAATGTCTCCTGATGCATGGCTCGCTCAGCTCGGATATTGCCCGGAGCGACCCACCATAGCATCTCCAGACAGCCGGTCTATCAGCAGCAATCACGATATTGATATGGCTGATTTCACTTAACTCACCACCGGACTCAGGCACCATGTTAAAATTTAACATGATTATCCACAGTACAAATAAACCCACATAAGGAGAACCCACACTATGAAAAACATCGAAATGTCTGTCACTGGCAACATCCTCACCATTAAGGTCGATATCACCAAGACCTTTGGCCCCTCGAAGAGTGGCAAGACCACCATTATTGCCTCCACTGAGGGCAATATCGGCGTGCCTGGCAAGGAAGAAGTACGAGTCGGCCTCAATGTCTACAAATCTAAATAGTAAAAAGGAGCCCCCCCACTATGTATAAAATGCGATATGTTCAACAGAAACGTCCGCCGGAACTCCTCACTCCAGATGACCGGATTCGGCTGGCCACAGAAAGGGTCCACCTTCCCAGCTTCGGTCAATCGCCGTCTCACCCACAACAAACTCCAGCCCGCATCAGCCTGGAATATGCTGACCGCTACCGGGGGGACAGGAAATAACTTAGATCTGAATTCACGTGCACGTGCTAACACAAAGAAAGGAGGCTGTCCTATGATTACACTCGAGCACCGAAAAGTAAATATTGCCCTCCCATCAGAAATATGGGAAATCCTCGACGGTACGGACAAGATGGCCCGGAAGGACCTCGGCCAGAGCTTTGAAGAATGGGTCGCAGCCCTAATCATGAAATCAGTAGCCCAGTGTCTCGGGTTGGCCCTTGATGCAATACAATCTGCGCCAACCCACGGCGTTGAAGGTAACGCTTGACAACCAGTGATAAACAGATGGTAACCAAACAGCCCCAGCGCCCCAAGTGCCGTACTACCGGTAAGCTGAAATACAGCACCGAGCGTGCGGCACTTGATCGTATTGAGATACTGCGTATCCTCGGCGCAGTCTGGCGGCAGGAGCAACACACCTATCGGTGTCGGCACTGTGGGTGCTGGCACCTTACATCGAAATGACAATAAGGAGACTGATATATGGAAGACTACACATACTCTACGGCCTACTTCAAAGTCCCAGACCAGCCTACTGATCCGCCAGAGCCATCGGATGCCGCCAGAGATGAACGGAACTGGTTTCGTGAGGAAGCCATGATTCACATAGACTACGTAGTAGAGAATCTTGATGCTCTGGAGCACGATGGCCAGCACCGGCATACTCAGATATACCTTGAACGGCTCCGGGAATACCTGGAGAACGACATGGAGGACTAGCTGGCCATGACCGACCTCGCTCGTATTACCAGTCGCCTATCGGTAGCTGGATTCTCCGGCCTCATCAGTGAACTGTCAGCCGGGCCGTTGTTGGAACACCGAGAATACGCCTTCCGCGCACTGGCGCCAGCAAAGGCAGTGATGGCTCTACTGTACAAATGGATGACCTTCCGACCTGACGTAAAGGCACGTACTACGCTGCGGCTGGATGTCAATACAGCCATACTGACAGTGATACCGAAGGGGATAAGTGAGAAGAGGGGACGGAAACCGAACACCTACTGAATAAAGGGAGAGATAAGTAATGTCCTATATCGAAGTAGTAGATCCCACACGTCTCCGAGACAGCCTCCAGTGTCTCCGCCTATTCTACTGGCGTCATGAGAGGGGTGTCGTTCCAGCAGCTCCCCGCCTGCCACTGGCCTACGGCTCTGGAGTCCATGCATCTCTGGCTGCTAACTATGAAGGTAAATCAGCTGGCCAATGCCTCAAAGCATTCGAGGAAGTGTGGGAACGGGAAGTACTGCCATACCAGACAGAGTGGATGGAGGAGGACAGAAAGCGGAATCCAGTCCGATGGGCAGAATCCTTTATGCTGTACAGACGGTTCTACGCCTCGGTTGACCAGCACTTTACCGTCAAGAACGTAGAGGCTCCATTCTTTCTGCCCATCTCGGACAAAGTAGCCCTCGGCGGTATAATCGACCTGTTAGTTACATATCTGAATCAGCTGATGGTTGTGGACCACAAGACCACCAGCGTAACGTGGCCCTCATTCTTCGCTGGCTTTAATCCGAATCACCAGTTCTCAGTATATCTCCTTGGTGCATCGGAGATTCTGCAGCAACCAGTTACGACAGCCCTCATCAACTGCATTGTCACTCACGCAACGGAGCAGCGCCCAGAGAAACTGTTCATCCGGCAGCCCACCACTCGTACTCCAGCCCAGCATTTGATGTTGAAAGATGAGATCCTGGGCTGGTGGTCTATCGTTCAGGCCTGTCGGTCGTCGAATAACTGGCCCAGGAATGATGACAGGTGTCAACGGTGGCAGGGAGGCTGTGATTATCATAATCTCTGTACTGACATTACGACAGATTACCGGCGCATCATACCGTCTAAGCAACTATTTCGAGAATCAGTATGGGACCCGATTGCCGCTCTTCGGAAAGCTGGATTCAAGGAGACGATATGAAGACTGTAAATAATCATGTTAAATTTTAACATGGTAACTGGAACATTTTGAGGAGAATCCAGCATGAAAAAGTGGCAAGGCAATTTCTGCTGGCACGGTGAGGACCACACACTCTACACCAGTGCCACCACTGAGCGGCAAGCCTTCCAACGGATGTGCCACCAGCTGGCCAGGAAACTGGAATACAGCCAGCGTCATGTGTGGATGTATTTTACAGATGTGCCCAACAAATACAAAATAGAGGAGATTCCATGTTCATCCAATCTGGAAGAATAACTGGCCTACTGCAATGATTGGTACTGGCCTATCGACTATGCGCATTCACAGCAAGACCACAACCGGATGGTGCCGTACTTGCCGCAGTCATAAGTGTATAATGACGGCCTATATTCCTAAGTATAATTACATATGGACCTGGGCAGAAAGATATACACAGCTAATGCAGGGAGCCAGCGACTACACAATAGAGTGCATCCAGAAAGATCGGCAGCGGGAGGCGAGATCGTGCGATATTGGCACTACCCGTTAAGGCATTTCCTTCGACATCCGTATCTCGTTATGTTGGTAATGTGGAACTTTATGCTCCGCCGGTGGGGTATCAAGCCGGATAAATGGTATTGGGCAGATGTGAAGCTGATGGAGATTATACTGAAGGAAGGGAGATTCTAACTATTAACAGTAAAAAGAAAGGAGCTTCCATAATGAGCCTAACTTACACTGAATGGCGTAAGCGTACATCGGCGGAGTCAGCAGAGAAACTCCTGCGTCGAGCGTATCAACTACTCCAAGAGTGGAACGAACTGGAGCACAGTCAGGCAGTGGATATTGAGCGGCAACTGTCTGGTGAGTACACCAAAGACGACGAATGCTGGATGGAGGCACTGCCTGGAGCAACTATGAACTTCGTGAATTGGGGGATATAACAGTGGGAGAGCGACAGGGAGTTGAATAGAGCGATGGAAATCACTATACATATCGACAATTGCCGCGGTTGCCGCCACAGAGACCATTCTGGAGCATTCACCCCCGGCGGAGCCAAGGAGATTTGCGGGCACGGATACGCTCCGGACATGGTGGAGAAGTTCAAAAAACTCCCGAATTGCGACTGCAATATTCGCCGCAAAATCAACTCTGTGGATGAAAAACGCAGAAAGGAAGGGTACATCCTATTCATGAAAACCGGATCGTACTGGAAAAACAGGGTGTTACCAAACAAAGGGAACACCATCCCGGAGTGGTGCCCACTGAAAAACGGTTTCCCCTACTGAAAAAGGAGAAGAGCGACTTCGCCCGGAGTATACAAAAAATCATGAACTCCACATCGTTAAACAGACGATGCGTAACCCGAAGGAACGAACTGTCCTGTGCCCGGAGTGCGGGAAGGAGGTGGAAGATGTCGACTAATATGTTGAGCAAAGAAGAAGCAAACGAATTATTCAGCTGGATCGACAACCTGGAGATCGCTCTGGAGAGCCTCCAGCGTGGCGTAGTGGATCTATTCGCCACCAACGATAGTTGTGCCCGCCGCACCCTGCTGGAACAGGTAATAAGCCAGCGGCAGATATGGCTGGAGAGGCCGGTTGATGAACTACAGAAACTGATTGCTATTGGAAAGGAGAAAAATATATGCCTAAATACTACAAATTAACAGACGAAAACGACCGCACACACGGTGACTGCCAGTGGGGAGAGAACGTAACCTACGAGACGGACGGCAAGGGAGATTTGTGTGGGCCAGGCTGGACGCACTGGTACACCCATCCGCTCCTGGCGGTACTGCTTAATCCTAGTCACGGTAGGTTTGATCTGACTACAGCGCACCTATGGGAAAGTCCAGAGAATCAGGTAGCCGAGAAGTTTGACTGCGGGTTAAAGGTAGGTTGCAAGCGTGGCACAACGGCGCGGCGCATACCTCTGCCAGAGGTTACGCTAATTCAAAAAATTGCTTTTGGCATACTTTGCTCTTTGGCTGTTTACAAAGAGCAAAGTTATGTAACCTGGGCTGAATCCTGGTTATCAGGAGAAGATCGCAGCGCAAATAGGGCGGCGGCGACGCGGGCAGCGTGGACGGCGGAGGCGGAGGCGCGGGCGGCGGAGGCGCGGGCGGCGGAGTGGGCGGCGTGGGCGGCGGGAGCGGCGGAGTGGGCGGCGTGGGCGGCGGCGGCGGAGGCACGGGCGGCAGGGGCGGCGGACGCCCTGGCGGCAGGAGCGGCGGAGGCGCGGGCGGCGGGAGCGGCGGCACGGGCGGCAGCGCTAAACAACCTCGACTTAGTGTATCTCGCCTACAAAGCTATGGAGATAAAATAATGAAATCCCAGTGGATCATACACAGAAACTAATTGCTATAAAAAAGGAGAACATATAATGAAACCAACTGACTTCATCAAAGGACAAAGAGTTTATCTGGCAGACTTAGTCGAAGAGTATCCTGGTGAGCCTAAGCAGTATTATGCTGCTTATCACAGGGATATGTTAATGACCGGCCCGTTTACAGTAATCGCAGCTGGGCGTCGCCGTACGACATTCTGCACACTCGATGGTAAACGAGGTGAGATGTTCAATGGAGACTCAGGGCTTACTCCATATGGTTCAAAGTGGAATGAAACTAACGCAACTTTTGAGATGCTGCCAAAGCCACAATGGGCAGATGACTGGATGTAGAGGAGGAATATAATGAAGCGACTAATCATCGTACTGTACATCGTGGCTACCTGTGCGGGGGCAAGCGCCCAATGGATACCAGACTACAGCAGCCCGCAGTATCAAATGCAACAACAGATGCTGGAACAACAGCGTCAGCAGACAGCAGCTCAGCAGCAAATGCTGATGGAAATGCAGCAGCAACGGCTGCAGCAACAACAGCTCTACGGGGGCAATTGTCTGCCATCGTATGAGCCGCGGCGTCCCCTGGGTAGCTTTATTGATGGCTTTAACGCTGGGCGGCGAGGACGGTAATTTACTATAAATAATCACGTTAAAATTTAACGTGATTCCTATAAACTAAAACGACAAAGAGGACTGAGATAATGGAACCCACACATATCCTAGACGGTTACAAGATACGATTTCAGCCACTGCACAAAGACTACGGAAGGGCAGAGTTTGTCGTGTGTCCTATCTGGAAAAGAGGCAGGATTGTAAAAGTATATATCACAACTGTCCAACAAGAACCGGGCAGACAATTTGTTGTTGATACTTACTCTGACACTATGTCAATACAGTCATGGGTCGGAACTGGCCCACCTAAAATATGGCTGCAAGGTAGGTGTAAGGAACATAAGACATACTTCACTCGCTTTTATGTGCCAGCAGATGCTGCATATATGCAGGTCAGATGTTTGTCAAACTTCTCGCTAAACTTTGGAAAGGATTAATTTACCAGCCTACGCCGAATCATGTTAAATTTTAACATGGTTGCTGGAAAATAAAACGTAAAAAAGTGTGCAGGACGCAAAATAATGGTTGCGGTTGATATACACAATATGATACAATATCATCATACAATAAAGAAAGCCCAAAAGAAAGGAGCGCCCATCATGACCATCATCCTACCAACCGAACCAGTCCCAGCGGTTCAAGACCTTACAGCCAACAACATCCTTATATGCGGCGACTACGGAATGGGGAAATCTGGTTTGCTGGCCAGTACTGGCTATCTCCTGGCCGATCCAGAGGATAAACTCCGTGCGTATCCTGACATCCTACGTGTAACACTCACAAATTGGCAAGATCATAAAGATTTTGTAAAACAGTTATCAGCTAAACCACCGGGTACATTCCAAGGCATCGGCCTTGATTCCCTCAACATCAGCTGGGATCACTGCCTTACCTGGGTAATGAAGAATGTTTCCTTTCAGGGCAACAAGCTAACGCATCCGAGTGAGAATCCCCAACTTTGCTATCCACGCATCACTCACGAGTTTATAACGTGGATTCGTGAGATAACATACCTTAGTTATCATGTTATTGCCACCTGCCATGTCAACATCGCTGAGATAACTGATCGTCGGGGTAATCGTTATAATAGGTGGGTTCCAGCTTTTACTGGTGGCACTCCTACCTCTACCTACGCATCTATTCCAAAGATATTCAGTATCATTGGATTTATGGCGCTAGAAAATATTGTCAAGCCATCAACCAGAAGTGTAATGGGCAAAGCTGTGGTAGATCTGCGGTCAGATGCTACTCGTGTTCCTGATCCAATGACCGAAACAAAGGACAGCCTCGTTATCCACTTCGACAAATCACCTAACTGGCTCAGTAATAACAAGGAGGGAGGCTTCCCAGATATAGTCGTCCTGAACGATAATTACCGTAACGACTGGCGCATCCTCAAAGAGGCCTGGGGCACCGGCGAGCGACATGAGCTGGCCCCGGAACCTATCGAGACAGCAGAAGTATTAACAGCACCGGCTAGCGCAATGGCGACTGGGATGGGAAAGTAACAAGGAGAACACAATGGAACTACTTTGTATAGTCACTGGTCCCGTCGGATCGAGAAAGATGAACGTGCTGAAGTGTATCGAAGCTGCATTAAAGGATACGTTCGATATAGAAATAGAGGTAGTAACGGAGAAACACATTCCAACAACGACAGACAATCCAACATCTTCACTAATTATATGGAGATGGAAAGACAAGATAATGGAGCGGTCACAAACAAAAACAAAAGGAGGAACAAACGTGTAATGGCGCAAGCTAAAACCAAAGACAAAGCGAGGCGAAGCGACTAACTCAAACCAGAAACCAAACCAACTAAATCAACGCGAGGAAACGAGCAAAATGGCAACAATCGAGTACAACCTTGACGACGCTGAAGATTTTAAACTGCCCACTACTGGAGTTCATAACGGAAATCTGGCTGGTGTAGAAAACACCCTGTCGAAGAAAACCCAGAAGGAGATGACAGTCATCACTGTGACCCTGTCTCCAGACGATCCAGATGCCCCCAACCTTCCGCTCCGTAAGTACCTGACCTGGCCTACGGAAGAAGATCAGGCTAAGATGCACGGAACCAGGAACGCCTTCCGGGCACAGCTTCAGTCCATCAAAGATGTCATGACTACCTTTGGTGGAAAGGAGAGTGGAACTATAACTCCAGATGAGGTCTTGACTTTCCTGTGGAACAAGGTGGGCATGGCTGTGAGGGTGAAGGTGAAGTTGGAGGCCCGGAAGGATCAGTATACCGGAGAAGTGATTGATCCTCCGGAATGGCAGGCCAACGTGGATAAGTTGCTGCCGGCCTAGGACGTAACACAACTTGTACCTTGAGATATCAGACACCGATAATCCAAGTAGGGTAGCTGACCAGTCAAATGGTTCTTGGCGTATCTCAAGGTACACTTTAAATCAGGAGTTAGTATGCCCTACATCGAGAACCCCCAAACAAAAGGCAGTGGCATCTTCTGTGCCATCCCACATATAACTAGGTGTCCTATAGGCTGCACTGACTGCTTCTTCCAGTCTGGCCGCTCGTATCTTGAGCCATTGACAGACAACCTGCCCAACATACCGCCAGATGAATTGATACACAGTCATATAATCAAAATAAACGATTGCAACGACTCCAATATAGATAGAAAAGAAGTAATCAAATCAACAGCATGGTGGCCACATAAGTTCTACGAAACATCTATTCCTGATCTCGCTTTCCCAGCTCCTATTGTGCTGACAGTAAATCCAGGAGCTATGACAGATACGGATGCTCACTTATTAGACGACATTCCAGATAACCTAATGTTCGTACGAGTACGAGTTAATACTTGGAATCTTAGAATTGTTGATCGTGTAATGCAGCACTACACAGATAGGAATGTACCAGTCGTGCTGACATTCGTGGTATACTATAAGGAAGCTCCTCAACATAAGGATCATTATACTCTACGAAAGAGAACAACCAACCAGTATTGGGTAATTACTGAACTATACTGGGAGGCAGTCGTTCATCGGTTTAGGATAAATAATCTGGCATACACCTGCGGAAAGCCGGTCGATAGTCACAGATGTGTACGGTGTGGAAACTGTCTGCGGGAGTACTACGCTACGATGGAGCGAATACAGACGGGTGGAGGGAGAATATAATATGAGAGGAACGATAGCAAAGAGAATCCGTAGACAAGTATATGGAATAGGTCATCATCCTGGACCTGTACTATACCTACGAAATACTAAGGGCACAGTGAAAGCAGGCGGCCAACGTCAACGGTATCAACTGGTTAAAAAGCAACATTCGGCTGGCGCCACTCGTCAGCCCGAGTGATGCGAGCAATCATATGCATATTGCTATTAACCCTACATCCAGCGATTGCCGCCAGCCCACTCCCATCGAGGGAAGTGACTATGCAGTCCTGGCTCCATCACGTTCAGCTTATGTCGGCAAAGTACGGAGTCGATCCGAACTTCGCCCTGGCTGTGGCGGAGGTGGAATCTTCAAACAAGGAGGTGAGGTTCCGCTTTGGCAAAATGGGTAAGGGTACATACTATGGGCCGTACGGAATACACAAATGCTTTCTTAAAAAGTGGGCTATCAATGACCCTCTCGTTAACACGGAAGTTGGGATTCGAGCGCTGGCACGTCACAAGGATCAGCGCCAGTCCCTCCGCAGATACAACACATCCTTCGACGAGGCTTACTACAGACGCATCAAGCAGATAGAACGACGGAATAGAGAAGAAGGAGTATTCAGCCGATGAAGAAAGCAAACTTTCCCCACGAAGCAATCGCTGTTATTGACAACGTCCTCCAGTATGGACGCACCAAGCACGAGGAAGGAAGCTGGCGCTCGGAATCTCTGGGCTACCACGTTAAGAAGGCCAGCGGTCATATAAAAGACTGGCTGTACGGAGTCGACCGTGGCGAGGATCATCTGGCTTGCGCGCTGACGAGGATGGCGATGGCGCTATCGGTTCGGGCAGGAGAACAGGAGGAATAGATATGCGACGCTTCGGATTGTCTCTCGAGGACAACTTATATAATGATTTCTATAGGCTGTTCCCCGACCATGGCCTTCGAACTAGTGTTCTACGGCGCTGCGTTCATCGGATGGTGAAGCGGGCGAAGGAAGTAGGTGGCATCCTGCCACACGAGATAAAGGAAATAGCAGATAGTATCATAAAAGAGGAGACTTGATTATGAGTTTACTGGAAGAGTTGATTGGCGGCAGCCTGGACGAAATCTCAGATGAGGAGCTAGAACAAGCCATCATCGAGGGACGTTTGGGCCGGGAGCAGTACGAAGTGCCGAAGGAAAAGAAAGCAGGGAAGAAGAAAGTGTCAGCGCTAGATGATATAGATATGTCGGACTTTGACTGATAATAATCATGTTAAAATTTAACATGGTGCCTACATTAAACACCCCCAACGGAGACCGTAAAAAATGTCAGCCTTCTGCCATCCCAGCAAAATAAACATAAAGCCCGGACGCATCCGTCCTGCTGATCCAGCTGAAGTAGAAGCAATGGTCCAATCAATGAAAGAGGTTGGCCAGCTACAGCCTATCCTGGTCGATAAAGAAATGAATCTAACCGCCGGCCTCCACCGTCTGGAAGCGTGCCGTAAGCTCGGTCGAGATGTATGGTTCGCTACTGAGGAAGAAGGCAGCCTCATACTCGACAATCCTCTCCTTCGTCGGATGGCTGAGTACCAGGAAAATTTTCGGCGCAAGGAATTCAGCCCCGCCGAGAAGAACATGGCCATAGCTGAGATCGACCGCCTAATGCGAGAGATAGTGGGCAGTAAACAAGCTGGCCCCGGCGTCAGCCTTGGTGAGTGGACTCAAACCGACACCGCTAAAAAGATCGGAGTTAAGAGTCATCGTACTGTATCCGACGCCATCGCCATTACGAAGGCAATAGAGAAAGGTGTACCAGGAGTTAAGGAGGCCAAGACAACCCAGGAAGCCCTCGGTATTGTCAAGAAAACCGTCCGTATGGAGGCGGCCGTCGAACTGGCCAAACGTCGACAGGGCAGTGACGATGACGAGATACAGAATCCCTTTGCATATTTCAGTGAACGTCTGCTACTCGGCAACTGTTTAGAGAAGCTGAGGGCTCTGCCGAGCGGAATGTGTAATCTATTCATAACTGATCCTCCATGGAAGATAGGAATAGACAAAGCAACAGCAGACTACGGCTCCAGCCAGCAGAAGGCAACTGAGACATACGATGATTCTAGTGATAATACTATTCCGCTGGTCAAGGATGTAATAGAACAGATGGCCCGAGTTGGTAAACCAGACTGTTATATAGTAATGTTCTGCGGCATCGTTCACTTCAACGATCTCTCCGATTGTTTTCGGAGCCACGGCTTCCAGGTCTACAACAAACCTCTGGTATGGGTAAAAACAGGCAGTGACAGCGACGACAGTCTGTGTTCCAGCAAGTCACCTGCTCCGACAATGTGGCCAGCTTCAGTTACGGACTTTATGATATTAGTTAGGAAGGGCAATGCTACGCTGGCCCAGCTCCATAAGGGCGACGCATTTCTTAACCCACCAATTAAATCAGTCGACCGTGTGCATCAGGCACAGAAACCCATTGCCTTGATGGAAGAAATAATCAGACGATTCTACCATCCTGGCACTAATCCAGTACTGATTGATCCCTTCGCAGGCTCTGGCTCTACTCTTATAGCCGCCCAGCGTATTGGCATCAAGCAATACTTCGGCTACGAACTCAGCGCAACAAATCGCGAGCGTGGAATTGCTTACATGGTAGATCAGTATATGAGAGAGCTAGAAGGTAAACCTGGACAGACTACGATTGATATGGAAGATTTTGTTTAGATTATAAGCTAAAAGAAAGAAAGGAACCCAAAGAATGAAATCTGTTCCAAATTTATTCCCTACCATCACACCAGCTGACGACATTACCAAAGTAGCTATGATAGGCGAAGCTCCAGGTCGGGAGGAAGAAATCGCCGGTCAACCCTTCGTCGGGGCTGCTGGTCGTGAACTAGAGCGGTGGATCAAGCCCTACTTCATACGCAGCCAGTGCTTCGTTGGTAACGTATGCCAGGACCGGCCACCCGATAACAAGCTCAAGAACTTCTTCGTCGACACTGGCTGCCGACGGCCAGACGAACGACTCCAGAAATGGGTCAATGTACTGGCTGAGCAACTTAGCAGAGTGCGGCCCAATATTATCCTGGCCCTGGGTCGGCATCCTACCTTTCTCCTGACCGGTAGAGATGCAAACTGGAAGCGAGAGGGCGAGTTCACCTGGGGCTCCATCCTCCCGTGTACACTGGTACCAGGACTCAAGGTTATACCTATTCCCCATCCATCCGACATCATGCGCGGACTGTTTGACCTACGCCCCCTCGTGAAAGTGTGGCTAAAGCGAGCGAAGGCTAACTCGATGTATCCAGAGATTCGTAGACCACACCGAGAGCTGATTGTAAATCCCAACCTAGAGCAAGTAATGTTTGAACTCGACCGTCTTATGTATGCCAAGGAACTGGCCTTCGATATCGAGACAGTGCCAGGCAAAAAGGTAACCTACCGCAACGAAGCAAAAGGACTATCGTACACAGCTGACATCATAACCTGCATCAGCTTCAGTGATCGGTCTAACTGGTCTATATCTATTCCATTCAGTACAGGCCCTGGCCAGCACCGCTGGGCGTTGGAAATAGAGAAGGAGATATGGAAGGCAATCGCCCGACTTCTCGGCCAGCACGGTCCATTGAAAATAGCGCATAACCTAATGTTCGACTTCCTTGAACTGGCTGCCCGGAAAGTATTCGTAGCTTCGCCAAGATGGGACACCATGACTGCGCACAATCGAGCCTACCTTGACTTGACCAAGAAGAAGTTGAAGAAACAAGCCCTCAATCGGTTGGCTGTTTGTACCAGTATATACACCGAGGAACCCTTCTATAAAAACGACTGGAAGGACCAGAACAAAGCCGACAAGTGGGACCGTATATCCCATGCGTTCTGGAGATATAACGCAATGGACAGCGCTGTACTCCACGAAATCAAGGCAGCCGAGGAACGCGATCTTGAGCAGATGGGTATGCTTGATATGTTCCACCGAGAGATGCAAGCTTTCGATCCGTTGGCTGCAGCTGCACTTCAGGGCACCAAAAGAAATCTGGAAATCATAAATAACCTATCGAACTTTCTTGAAGAGAAAGATGAAAAAGGCAAAGTAATTGGTGGTAAAATATTTGATTTACAGAATGAACTAAATAGTGTTGTTGGCTACGAACTCAATACCAAGAGTAGCCAGCAGATGCAGAGGTTTCTGTATTCAGAAATGGGCTTCCCTATCCAGTTCAACAAACACACCAAGCGTCCTACGGCAGACGAAGGTGCACTGGCTAAGCTGTATCAGAAAACTAAGCATCCTATTCTTCTGCGTATAAAGGAACTAACACGGCTGAGGGGATTCAGCTCTAACTACATCGAAGCAGCAATCAGTATAGACGGACGCAGCCGTACTACTTATAACCAAGCTCGTACAAGTACTGCCCGCATCAGTAGCAGTGACGCCCTGATCGGCGAGGGAAAAAATTTGCAGACTGTGCCATCACGTCCTCGCCCGGGAGAAGATGACTACAACCGCCTTATCAAAGAATATAAGAAATCATTCATAGCCGATGAGGGTAAACTTTTGGCAAAGCGTGACTACGTCCAGGCTGAAGCAATGGTCGTAGCATGGCTTGCCGAAGACCTCCAACAGATGGATGACTTCCTGCATGGAGCTGATATTCACTGTCGGACAGTGCAGATACTATATGACTGTGATTATCAGAAAGCCCTCGATGGCTACCGTAATAAGGAACCAGAGTGGACACTACGCCGGAATGTCCTGGCTAAGCCAACGAGACACGGATTTAACTATCGGCTAGGCCCACGCCAACTGAGCCAGATGTTCGCCCTCGCTGGCTTTGATGTACCAGAGGCGGAGTGTCGACGTATGCTCCAAGCAATGGCCTCTGGAGTACCATCTGTAGTACGCTGGCAAGCTGAGGTTGAAGACCAAGTGAAGTCCACCCGGACTATCACCAACGCCTTTGGCTTACGGCGCACATTCTTCGGAATGGTAGACGATGACACGATCCGGGAGGCTATCGCCTTTAATCCACAGTCAACAGTCGGCCAACTGATGAACTTCGCCCTCGTACGAGTGTACCACGAAAGTGGAGCGATGACTGATCTAGATATATTGCTGCAGATTCATGACGCTGTTATATTCCAGAGCCCAATCGACAAGATGCAGCAACACGCAGCCATCGTCGGGGAACTGATGAACATCCCGCTCGAAATCAAGGGACGTCAGCTCACTGTGCCATCGGATATAGAGGTAGGCCCATCGTGGGGACAACTCAGCAAACCAAAGTGGGAGATATAAGTAATGATCAGTTTGATATTCGATACTGAGACAACGGGGCTAGTCAACCATAAGACTCCAGACCACACTGTCCAGCCATATCCGGTACAACTTGCCTGCATCTTGATTCAAGACAACAAAGTAATGAACATGGTCAGCATTATCATCAATCCTGGCGTACCAGTTGAGTCGGCTGCTGCAGCAATACACGGTATCACCCAGGAAACAATAGAAACAATAGGTCTGTCCATGAAAGCGGCGACTGGGTTGTTCTTAAACTTCCTCAATAAAGCAGATAGAATTGTCGCACACAACCTAGATTTTGATCTCATCATCACCGAGGCAATGTTGTACCGTACCCTTGCTGACTATGACATGGACAAATTCCGGGCTGTGCCACGAGTCTGCACGATGCAATCCACTACCGACATATGCAAGATACCAGGAAAATTTGGCTACAAGTGGCCCAAGCTGGATGAGGCGTACCGGAAGCTGGTTGATCCGGCTGGATTCAAGGGTGCTCATGATGCCCTTAGCGATGTAATGGCCTGCTGGCGATTGTTGCGGGTACTAGAGGATAAAGGTATGCCGCTGAAGAAGGGAAAAAGATGAAAGCGTTGAAACCTATAAGCAGCTATACCAGAGAAGGAAAAGACACAAAACTAGAAGCTGGTGAAGCTATATTTAAAGGTGATATAAATGAAGGAACTATAATATATGAAGACGATTTCTATGTCATTAAAGTTGTAGAAGATAGCGCACAGTTGAAGAAGGAGAAAAGATGAGCCAAAAAACAGTCGTTGTTAATTGCCGTCGTGATGACTACGATATATTCATTGGCCGTCCTTCCATATGGGGCAATCCATTCCGCGAGGGCAGACATGGTACTCGAGAGGAGGTCATTGAAATGTACCGTAAGTACCTACTGGAGCACCCATACCTCCTTGATCTTGCGAAGAAAGAACTGAAAGGAATGATCCTTGGCTGTTACTGTAAGCCAAAGCCATGCCATGGAGACGTACTCGTTCACCTTATAGAAAAAGATGAGGAATAAATTGAGTGAGACTCCTCGACAACTGGCTACTGAGTTATATGCAACTAGTAAAAGAGACAGAACCGCCAGCACGATTTCATCTCTGGACAGCTATAACCATAATCGGTGCGATGCTTGGTCGAAAATGCGAGGTGAAGCTGGGGCCAGAGTCTCTGTTTCCGAATCTATACACTATACTGGTCGGTCCTCCTGGCACTCGCAAGGGCACAGCTATCAAGTACGGCAGCAGCATACTGAAGGAGATACAGAAAGGCACCAGCGCTCCTGACGTTGTAACGAAGGAACAACTGATTGCTGAATTTGAGCTGGTCCAGGATAGCGTAAACGTAGATGGCGATATGATCGTCCATAGTAGTATGTTTGTCATAGCGCCTGAGTTGGTAAATTTTATTAAAGAGAATGACTATGAGCGCCTTGGTTATCTGTGTGATTTGTATGACGGTCGAGATGATTTTATATACAAAACCAAGACCAGTACAAATCACCATGTCGTAAATCCAGGCCTATGGATACTCGGCGCAACTACACCTGATTGGATTGAACTGGCCATGAAACAACTCGGTATTGGTGGCGGCATGACTAGTCGTATTATATGTGTATATTCAGCAACAAAGGGAAAGCATATATCAATAACAAGGATGATACCATTCGATCCTGTCTTGAAAAGTAAGTTAGTAACAGATTTAGCAGAAATCCGTAGGATGGCAGGACGATTTACTGTATCTAAAGAAGCAGATGATGTTTATACTGACTGGTACAACGGTCGCTACAAGGATACAAATATAGATGATGACCGTTTTGGTTCATACTGGGAACGATTACCATCTATGGTAATAAAAACTTCAATGATAGTGGCAGCAGCTAAGCGTGATGAGAGGGTAATAACGCCTGTTGATATGGTGCAAAGTATAAAGATGTTCGAGGCTATACATCCAGAGATGCCCCAGGCATTCGGTGGTCTTGGTAAGAATGTATTAGGCAGCCAAACTGAAATGATGCGGAATATTCTGCGGGAAAAAGGCCGAGCCTATCGACACGAAATCTTACATACACTACGTATGCACATATCCGTACAGGACTATGAACGTATTCGCAATACACTGATGGCAGAAAGATTCTGCAGCAGGGAAATCTGCCAAGAACAAAAAGACGAGGTGCTAACGTGCTTGGAGAAACGAAGGATAGTAGAAGAGCTGGAGAAGCCATAGACATATGCTTCAACAAATCGTATATGTCTTTGGGGTATTTGTCAACTGCACAGCAATGTAATGGTTGTCCGTATGAGAGACGAGATTTATTTTCTGGTACGACAGGCTTACAATTATGGCAATGGTATTGTGGTTTGATCCAGCCGTAAAAGATCGTCCCGTATACGGCGTTCTGTGCGGTTGTGGGGACAATCTGACGGCGATTGGCGGCGGGTTTTTTAATTAACAGCTATGAATAATCATGTTAAATTTTAACATGGTGCCTATAAAAACGGAAAACAAAATGACAGAACAAGTTAGGCCAACACAACAAAAAGGCGATACATCAAGAAAGAAAACTGGCTGTGGATATTTGTACCTGACTGACCATATAGATGCAGAGTATCCAGAATTCTTCCTTCGGCTAGGAAAAACTGGTGGATGCGCTGCTGCTTTTCTGACAGCTCTAGCGAAAGTTTCCAGCCTAGCCCTCCGTGCTGGAGTTACAAAAGAGGACTTAATCAGAATATGGAAAGATATAAGATGTCCTCAACCAATGTGGGATGGGTCAGTACAAGTATTGTCTTGTCCTGATGCGGTTGCTAAGATGTTGGAAAATGATGATAACAATAAATAAAAAACTGGCCTGCCGGATATGGATTAACTCTAACCCCTAACAGGAGGGAAGTTTAAATAGCGGTGCTAAAGGAGAAACTATGTACGAAAGAACAATAAAATGTCCCATTTGTGGAAGGCCATATAAGACCTACCCTTCTTACGCCGGAGACCAATCTGCGTGCCCGAGATGTCGTAAAGAGGCTGAGAGACAGGAAGGAAAGATTAATAAGGAGAGATAAATGGTTATATATTTTTTGCTGGTGACTTGTATAGGCTTTTTTGTGTCAGGTTATTATACTTGTAGATACAGATACTTTAAGCGAGCGAGTAATCTAATAAAAAGAAAAAAGATGCTAACTTGTGAAGATACTTGGGTATCAGTAAGAGAATTAATTGAGTTATGCCCAAATTTATTGAAAAAATAAGGAGAAAAACCATGACTCCCGAAGAACACCTAAAGAAACCCTACACCTACTGTCTGGTATGGGATGAGGAGAGCCGAACCTGGACTGGCACGATTAAGGAATTTCCTGGGTGTATTACACAGCAGGATAGACTGCTTGAGTGTCTAATGGGTTTGCGCCAAGCCGCTAAGGACTGGATAGCCGCCGCCCAGAACTTGGGGCAGGAGATACCGGAGCCGGAAGTTAAACCATGACTCCATCTTATTACTTCTGGCTCGCTTGTGTGTGCGGCTTCGTGCTGTTTATATGGATCATAAGGAGGTGGTATCTTGGAAACTGACAAGGCCCCTACCGATGAAGAACTGGTGAGGTGGAGTGCTGAGGTGTTGATGGAGTGGACAATCCTTGATGAGTATCCCTATAATGGTTTACGCCCAGGAGAAGTTTGTTACTGGAAAGGAACCTTATCGGGAAAGACGAGGATACGTCTTGCACACCCTTCTCATTTATTATACTGGAACCCCATCTCAAAAGACAACGGTCAGATTTGGGATGTGATGGAGAGGATGGAGGAGATGGAGTGGGAATATAGATCACAGTCTATATGCAAAGCACATTATTTTAGGTTTTTTAAAAAGCAGGATAATAAATCTGATAAATACGGTGAGGCTTATGCTACAACACCTGTCCGAGCCATCCTCCTGGCGGCATGGCGGGCGGTAGGGGAAAATCGATGAAACCAACCGACGAAGAACTGATACGGTGGAGTGCTAAACTGTTGGAACTTAATCAAAAACCTGAATACGGCTCTGTAGTTTATTACACAAAGGAAGGTAAATTCCTTTGTTTTGTTAGTAATTGGAACCCCATCTCAAAAGACAACGGTCAGATTTGGGATGTTGAAAAAGCAATGCAAAATAGGAAATTATACTTGCGTGGTATAATGTATAACCCTTATACAAAGAAATATACTGTTGTGTTCACTGATGTTGACAATGTTTTTGGTACTGCTGCCGAAGATGATCCCCGCCGAGCCATCCTCCTGGCGGCATGGCGGGCGGTAGGGGAAAATCGATGAAAGACACCTATTGCAGTGTTTGTGGAATTAAAATGGGAACCTGTCCTGACGATTGGGAAGGGGGAGGCATCTGTCAAGATTGCTGCCCGACTTGCAGACGGCCAGTGGGGCAGACTCAACTCGACACTCTGCGCTCCCTGGTGAGGGAGATGGGGAAAATAATTGAGTATATCGAGACGCACGGCATCGAACATTTTAAACCGGAAATTCAGAAAAGGATTGCTGATGCTTTAAACTGCCCCGAGGTCAGGGCGATAATGGAGGGGAGAGCGATGAGTAATTCACACGAGAATCAAGGTGATTGGATATGTCCCAACTGTGGGCCTATCCTAAGTGTGTGCGTAACATACGAAGAAACCTGTACTCACTGTCACTGCCCAGTTTTTTGGGTAGATGAAAATCATGTGTTAATAAGTAAAGATGAACTATCCACCCAAACCGCCCTGCTTGCGGAGTGTCGGGAGAGACTAAATCATTGGGCTTATATGTTCAAAGTTGTCGCAGAAGATAAAATAACCTCCGCCCTCCTGCCCAAGCTGGAAACGATGTTAAAGGAAAAGCCATGAAGCCTATCTTCGACAAAACCGTCATGTCCTGCATCTACAAAAAGGACAATATCCTGTTTTTCCAAACTATCGCAGATGGATATGTCATCAACTGTTTTTGCTTTAGGGTTGGCAGGTTTGTGAGGTATCCGGCGCTATGGGAATTGTGGGCATTTTCGGTGAACATCTTTGGTGCTAGAGCCCAGATAGTAAATGATTGGGAGGGGGATAAGCCATGACTAACAAAGACATCCTTTTTAGGAACCTTATAAACCACGAGACTTTCAATATCCAGCGAAAATTGCAGGATTTACAGCAGAATTTTCGAGTGTTGTTTGGGACAAGTTTTCATCTTGATAAATATAATTTATTTGACGCTCAATTAAATTTATTGAGAGCGCACATTGACAAGCTAATACAAATTAGCAGCAAACTTAGTTCTAATGATATTGACATCACCGAGGAAAAGCTATGACCCTCACCACTTCTCCAGACTACACCGCACCATCATATAGAACGCCCCCAGGAGCGCCAGGATCAGGGCTATCAGGGTAGTCCTATATGACGGCGGCGGATAGTCGGTCATTTTAACCCCTAACCAACGGAGGATTTATGGCAATCGGAACAATTCTAGGTTACAATCAAAGTGAATCTGCTTTAGGGATGAAATCCCCTGAACGATGCAAACCCGATTACGAGTTGATTATCAAAAAACTCAATCAAGAATCGGCTGCTATCCACACCGCCTTAGATGGTTTGCTAAGAGCGCATTATGCAGAGTATTACATTCCCGGCGAACTAACCCTACCCCAAGCGATAGGATTCCTGTATCTTAAATCTCAAGATTGTCTAAGAGCAATTGAGGCAACAATCAAAGCCCAAGAAGCAGAATCTCAGTCATCTTAATGAGAGCAGGAGATGGGGCAGGTCAATCCTGCCCCCATTCCCTACTGAAACAGCGCCGGGTCTGCCCCACTGTCCAGCCCAATGTTCTTGAACAGGCTGGCCAGAACACCCTTATCACAATCCGTCATAGCAACCCCACCAGTCTGCACCAGCCCTGCCTGGTTAAGTGAATCAAACAGTACTAGGAGAGGAGTAGCAATCGCTACGTACTTCTCCGAACCCTTAAACTTGGCTCTTACCTCAGCCATTACCGGAGCAAGGTTGTTAGATAAGGTAGCCCGATAGAGCATGGGCATCACGGTGGACATGATGAGAGTCGCCGCCCTTCCCGCTTGAGGTTCGGCAACGGCGAGTACCGCCAACGCCGTGGACACTCCCACCCGAGTCAGCATAGGGCCGTTGGGCATGAAGTCGCCCATTTTGGTGTAGACGATAGACTGTTCGCATCCTGCCGGGATAGGCTTGGGCGGCTGTGTAGTCGGCGTGGTGGCACAGCCGACCAAAGTCAACAATAATGCAATTGCCAGAATCTGTTTGTGGTTCATGTGTCCTCCTTTATTAAACCCATTGCTTTCCAATAGTATATTATTTCCTCCACGCCAGCCGGGTCGTCTTTGAAAAACTCTGCTATTTCTTTATAAGAAGTAGAATCCTCAATCAAGAACCCACTATCTATACGAGATTGTTTCAATTGAGCATTCCCGTGCGGCATATCGTCCTCCTGTTCACAATCAGATACTAAAAATCCATACGGATGCATGACGCTTGCTGGAAACATACTATTTATTGGCTCACAAAATTTGCGAATAAAACTCAGTAATGATTTAGCAGTTGACATCAATCCTCCGCCCTAGTTTTAATCCGCTTCCCCTGCCCGATCTTCCTCGCCAGACAGTACGCCGGAACCGCTACGATCAGCAGTAGGATACCGGCGATGATGTTGGGGATGGTCAGGTCCATCACCCCTCCCTCTTATCCTCTGCGACCTCAACCGCCGCTAATGTTTTTGCCACCTCTGCACTGGTTAATGCTGCAGTCTTTGCCGTGGTTTCGATCACCTTGTCCTTATCCTGACTGCCCTTGCTGGAGCCGAAATAGAAACTGAGAACCAACGTCATCAACCCGATTATCTCAGTTTTGGTTTCAGGCTTCAAGTACATCATAACGAACCCGCTTGACACCACGATAACCGCCAGGATAGGGCCGATTGCTTCTTTGAGTAGGTTAAGCATAGCTCACCCCCGGATAAACTGGTAGACTACCATCTAATCTACAGTTACCACCACACTTCCGCATTGGCCGAGGTTCTATAAAGAGCATCATCTCCCAACAGTTAAAGCATAGAAAGCAAGTACAATGAGCTAAATCTTCTTCTGTAAAGGATGGAGATATGGGGATATAAGATATCGGAGAAATTTCCTCTACATACCGAGGCGACCAATCATCTGATTCATCGTCACCAGAACATTGAGAACAATATCTCCATCCTTTATCAGCCATAACTCACCCCTGGAATCAGAGCCGCAGCGTTCCAGCCCCGGCCGGCAGTAGAAAACACCCCTACCCCGTAGGCCGCCCCCTTGGCCTCTATCGTCGAACCATCGCCCTGGCTGATGACCACATGGTTGCCGGTAGCGTAGAGCCGGAAAAGCAAGGACCCCGGGGTACTGACCGCTTCACTTACCAATAGCACAGTTCCGTACCTTTTGCAATGCTCGTACTGATTACTGGCACCGTCTGGCATAGTGGGGGAGATGTGAAGCTGGGCACAGACCCATTGCACCAGCTCGCTACAATCGAAAGCATCCGGGTCCGGGTCGCCAAGGTCAACCTCAGTTCCGAAGATGTAAGGGTCGCCGGACTGACTCATGGCCTTGGAAATTACTGCCTTGCCGGTGGGTTTGGTGGAGGGAGCTACGGGTCCAACGGGGTCAGGAGTCGTGGCCTTGACAAGATACTTAGCCGAGGCCCAGGCCACCGACTCCAGACCGTCATCCTCGTCTATCACCAGGACAGGAACCCAGCCAGTGGTGTCAGGGGATTGCACTATCTCATTGTAGATCAAATCCCCCACGTCCTCGTAGGCTGTTCCCGGTCCAGACCTGATGTTCAAGCCGCCCTGCGCTGTGACTTTATAGTTCGGCATAACCCTCCCTTAAAGTTTAAAGTGCCTCATCACCCCCGCAACGGCCACAAAACCCGTTATCAATAAACTGATGACTGCGATAGTGAGCGTAATAATCATAGACCTTTGGCTAGCCTTCCCTTCCATTTGGTCATTAGCTTTTGATAATTGTTTTAACTCAGCCTTGAGCAATTTCAGTTCTGCTTCCACTTCCCCTTTCTGTAAAAACACCTGAGGAAACCCAGCCATTCTATCTTCCATTATCCTGCGGGCTTCCACTAATGCCTTATCGGCAGCCTCAAATTTCAGATTAAAAATCTTCTCCAGATATTCTTGAAGACTGACACCATCCCTGTACTTAGAAAAACGCCTTGGCCGTGGTTCATTCATCATCATCCCCAAAAGTTACTTTAGCGTGCCACACCAGGAACACCGCCACCAGACAGACCATGCCGCCGATCAGGAATTTCCACATGGTAAACTCACTTAGTCCCATGATTATGTGGGGCAACGAGCCCATTACCATTCTTAACCTCGACTGCTCTCACTCGTTCTGTAAGAGATGTCTGTTTTTCGCATACCTTTTCTACTGCTATCCGTATCTGGTCCCTCTCATGCAGGAATAGCGCCGTCATCCGATCCAGTTTGTTCCAAGTCTGTGAGTTAAGAACTAACACCATCGCTCCGATACTACCCAGGAGAACGATAATCAAGGCCAGCATGAATGTGAACCAGCGATCCGCTTTGACATCTGGCATTTCCCCCTCCCTCCGCAACATGGCTGATTGTTACTGAGTAACTCCGCCGATCTTACGAAACCGCTTCCACATGGCGGTGATAATCCCGCTGATTACCGACCGGCGGCCTGATGTGGCGGTATCATACCCCCTGAGATACGTTATCTCGTCGATTATCGCCGTCCTGTCTGTGTCATATTGGTCGATGGTCACAGGATCAACAATGGGATTGTGCAAGCTGTCTGACAAAAACTTATGCTTCTCCAACAGCGCCACGATAACCAGTCTGGAAGTTTCGGCCTCGGTTGGGTGAGCCACCTTCACCCGGTTGTAGTAATAACTCCAGGTCTCCAAATATTTATAATCGTTGATCCCAGACCGAACAGCTTCATACTGAATAGTCGGCAGCATATTCAGAGTCGTACCATCGCTGTGCTTGGACGGATATAGCATCACTTCATACGAGAAACCCACACGATATTCGTTATAACAATTGGCGGCAGACGAACCGTGGCCGTGCATATTAATCATCTTGGCTCCGGTTAGCCAAGCCCAGAAACCGCACAATCTCCGATTAAGAGAAGGATGCTCAACCTCTGCCTGCCACCAGTACCCCACTTCCCGAGTGTCTGTCCGGTTTGCCGGGTCATAACTATCAGCAAGAAAGTCCTGGGATGCAAGAGTCTGTAGATGATAAATGGGTATGTCTACTGGCGAAGGAGTCAGGGCATCAAACAGCACCATGTCAGCATAAGGAGTCTGGCAAGACACCTCGGCTCCGGCCCCTGAAACCAGAGTGTCAATAAAGGCATGGAGGGCAATCTGACCATTGCGATCCGCGGCACTGCTATAACTTGCCTCATTCATACCATAGAACTTTGACTTCTTGCCGGGGAAATACGTCTGCATCAAAGTGTGCATGGCGGTTATGGTGGCTTGCTTGTTGGCCGTCAACGGGTCCGCTACCGTTATCAAGCAGCAGCACTCAGTAAACCCCAGCGCCGCCGCCCGGCTAAGAACGGTTTCGGTATAGGTATAATCATTCCAGAGTTTAGTGACACCAGATATTCCGGTGCCATCAAACACCAGATAGCCGCCATAAAGGTGAAGCCTGTTCAACCCATGATCCAGCATATCCTGCAAAAACCAGTCAACATAGGTGGCCCACCCTGCCGCATTAAGAAAACCCAGGCCATACCAGTAATCGGGGTGATTGGAATAATTAAGCATCCAGTGAACATCAGTAGGACTCTGCAAAGCGAACGGCAAAATCTCCAAACTCAGAGTTAAAGTCTGAGCTGCAATCTCGTCAGCGTCAACCGTGATGGTGCAGGTATAAGTTCCCGCTACTGCATCGGCCGGGATTTTGGTTATGAGAACAAATTGCTTGGCGGTGTTTGCCAGGAAGTCGGTATCAACTCTGGTGGCTATGGGACACGTCGGCAATAGGTAGGTGGCCCCTACCGCCGCAGCATTGGACTGGAAAAGAGCGTTTGGGGGTTCAACCGTCTCCAGGGCTATCCGATCATCATGCATAAGCAATTCTGGTATAAAGGTTGGCAAACCTGTAGTATCACCGGCGCTTTTTTGATACCAGTTGCGGACAACTCGCAGATCTAACTCTGTCGTGGGTATGACCGTCCCGCCGAAGGCAGTCTTGGTCACGAAGGCATTGGTCAAAGCTATTTTAGTATGGATGTTGAAGAATAGGGGAACGATCTCCCCCTTGGCTCCCTGATAACTGATGGTGGTTTTGATCTCACCTGCGGTTGGAACCGTGCCAGGATAGACTCTCTCGTATGCTTTTTTCTCAAAGAACACTACATCAGTACCAACCGCCCGGGCCGCACAATCAAGCGACAGCCCCCGGTGTTCCATGAAGGAGCAGATTCCGTCATCTACATATAGGTCCTCCACGTTGGCCCGAAAATCTACCGTCCCCCATTGATCAAAATGCCAGAAGGTTTTGCCCCCGGAGGTATAACTGCTGGTGCCCCAGGTGGTGCCTAACACGTCAAAGGTATCCAG